AGAAACCGATATGTTTGGCAAAAAATAAAAAATAGAATTAGTATGAAACACATACACACATTTGAAAGCTTCTTAAATGAAAACTCAGGAAAGAAACTGTCAGTTAGTCTAGCCTCCAAAGCAGTTTCATCGTTCAAAAAGGACCTTGATGGCAATAAGATCCAATATGACCAGGTAAGGCCTACAGTTTTTGAGTTAGACGATACGCCAAAAAGTAGAATGGCTATACAATTGGCTAAAGAAAGATTTGGTATGCAATCGGTTCTAGTAAAAGAGAGCTTGAACGAAGATGAGCTTAATGAAGATGCAAGAACTACCGACCCTTCATTAAAGGATCATATAGGAAAGAAGATTAAAGCTATTCTTGAAGACGAAGATGGACAAAATTCTTATGTAAGAATAATGTTATCAGACGGTTCTCGAATAAGCATTACCGCTTATCCTACAGGAAGCGGTGGCGTTGAGATTGCAGTTGAATAAAACAAGTAAGATATGAAACATCTACACACATTTGAAAGTTTCTTAAATGAAGGCAAGAAGCTTGTAGACATGAGTCGTATTGAACTCGGAGAAGTAGTAAACGGTCATGAAGTTTCTACTATAACTCTGTTAAACTATCGCGACCACTTAGAGATAGGAACAATTATGTTTGACGAAGCTGAGGAAATAGCAAAAGCCTTGAACTCTGCAGGATTTGATGCAAAGGCAAAAAAACTTCCAACTTACTATAACGGTTCTGTGGAAATTCAGACACCACCAGCTGGTGATAAGACTAAGAAAATGGCAGAAGTAATTGAAGATGTTGTAGGACATCATTTAGTTGATGATGACGAAAAAAGAATACGCTTAACAGGAAAAATATAACTATAAAACAAACATAAATGGCCGGAATAAAAAACATTCGGGACCTCTACAAAAAGGTCGGAGAAAAAGGTCTCCGTGAGGTACTGGAAGGAGAGATTAGAGTAACAGAAAAGTTCGACGCGTATCGATTCGCTTTTGAAAAGAACCCACATGATTACAAAATCTACTTCTACGGTAAGAACGGCAAAGCACCTTTATCAAAAATAGATCGCACAGTCAATGATCTATACGAGCAAGCAATCTCTTATATTGAGAATCTGCCTGCTGACATTAAGAAAGCAATACCACCTCGCCACAGGTTTGGTTTCTCTTGGTTTCCCAATAAAAAACCTCTTAACACTGAGTATGATCGTCGCCCAAAGAATGGGTTAATGCTTACAGACATTACTGTTCGCAATCGTCAATGGGATGTTACCAATGAAGTTAAAGACAACAAGATCTTTGAACGCTGGGGCGGAATCTTTGGAGTTGAGTCAAACATGCCTGTCTTTGAAGGAAGACTTGATAGTGAAACGATTGATAGTTTAGTTAGAATGGCTAAGCATGAATATGAATTGGTTTCTCTTAATGAATCAAGTGTTTACACAAGCGGTAAACTCAATACACAAAGCAATAACATTGAAGCTCTTGTAATAGAATCAGGCTCTGAACTGTTTAAGATCGCTGATGTTATAGAAGAAGAAAGACGAGTTGAGAAACGCAGTCATCTTTTTGACATCTTATTGCTCGACATCTGCGAGCACATAAACTCAATGAGACTTGATGAACACAAGCCGGTTGCTCACCACCCCGATGAAGCATACATCGAGCTGGTTTCTGAGGTGTTTAACGAATTTGTTGACAGAAGAGGGCGTGACTTTCTAGAGTCTGACTTAGAGAGACCTAAATTCCTGGATAAGAGTGGATTGTTCAACGGTAAATGGGTTAAGAATCCAAAGACACGAGCAATCATTGAATCTAACGGCAAATATGAATATCTGTTTACCGTATTTTTAACGAATCTCAGGAAACCAAAGTATCCTAGCGGACTGCTAAGCGAAATGGTAGTTAATGAGTTTAACTCCAAGATAGAAGAAATTAATTCTATCATATCTGATGATTACAGCTTTTTGGAATTTAACACTATCTTGCGCGAAGCTGATGACAGTGAAAAACCCAAGAAGGAAGTTGATTATGAAAAAGCAGTTCTGTTGCTGCAGTCTTTCTTTGGTTCCCCGAGGAAAAATCCTAAAGGCAAGGAAGACGTTAACGTTATAGTTGTTGATTGTTCAAAACTCAATAACTCGGTTATTCTTGAAGCAGAAAGATTAATGAAACTTAACAAACATCGTTGCTTTTTAATACATGATGTATTTAGTGCTAATCGTGATTTTGTTTTGGAATTGCCAACAATTCGCAAGATCTTGTCAAAGTTTATTGAAGATTATCACGACTTATTTATCGGCTACAAGATATCAACTCATCCTCTAATATCCAACATATATAAAGTTCTGTCTCAAGATTTTAACCCTTGCACAATTACTTACTTTGAGAGAGATAAGAAATTTGTTGAGTTGGAACAAAATGCTATGCGAGCAATGTTTGGTGATGATGTCCCGGATATTGATATTACATATGCATCTTCAAAATCTTTTAAGAAGTTTATCCAAGCTGTTGAGAAAGATTCATATCATGAGTTTTGTAAGGAAGTTCCGGAGTGCGTTCAGCGCTTCTGGACTGAGATAAAGTCAGCATATGACAAGCATGTTTATTATGACTTTATCCGTCTACCTTACACTACATAAGATATATACAAAACTAAAATAAGGACAGGAAATGAACAAATACGTAAATAACTTTACTGACTTCATGATAAATGAAGGGCGTGTTGTTATCAAGAGAAAATACACCGAGAAACATCCAGAATCTGCGGTTTCAGATAATGCTCCTATTCGTGAAAGAATCCTATCTTTCGTTAAAGAAAAGAAAAAAGTGACTCATACACAGTTGATGGAATTCATCAACAGTGTTAACGAAGAAACTGGCGGAAACACTAGTCGTAAATGGGTTAACAAAAATACTCGTTACTTTAATGTTGTTGAAAAGAATAACACCAAGTACTACACTTTATCTAAAATGGGAGAAAGAGTTCACGAGGCAATAATGAAACAAAAAACTACTTAATCATGCCTGCGGTATCTCAAGCACAGCAAAAGCTAATGGGTATGGCATACGCTCTTAAAAAAGGTGATATGAAACCCACGAAAGCTAGCAGAGAGGTACAAGATTTAGCTGACAGCATGACCCTTGATCAGCTAAAGGATTTTGCAGAAACTAAACACGAAGGGCTACCTAAACACATAGAGGAAGGGAGTATATCCGGATTCCTAAGTACCGGCCCCTTGGTAAGATATAGTAAATACTCGGCAAACATTGGAGCTAGTCATATATTAGCTACAAGAGACAAGCAAGATCCACTTATTCAATCATTTATTGACTTTATATCTGATAAGAAAGAAGACGACGAGAAAAAAAAGAATGAAGCAGTTGCGGCTACTGTCCCTCCCGGGGTTGCGCAACCTCCTAACACACCTGGCATGGGTAATGTTTCACCACCAGCTAACGGAAACGTGGGTTCTGGTGATAAATTTGGAGAAGATGACGAAGATGACGTCAACACACGCATTGGAATTATGAGCTTCGACGATTACAAAAAATGGGTTAAGACATGGCAAGATCAAAAACGTCAGAAGTAAAGTCTTTTGTAAAAAGGCAAAAAGTAAAAAGACCAGGAATTCATTCAAAAAAGAGAGCATCTAAGCTTAAGAGTTCAAAAAACTACAAAAAGTCTTATAGGGGGCAAGGAAGATGAGCGAATCAGTTACAATATCTTTGATATCCGGTTTTACCTCGATAATGATTGCTATCATAACAGTTGTCGTTAAGAATTGGCTAGATACTCGTGCAGCTATTAGGAAACAACATGCTGAAGAAGCAATCAAGCACGCGGACGTTGGTGAAATGGTCCATATAGCAGAATTCATTGAAAAGATTCGCGAAGAATATGAGTTCGATCGTGTAGCAATATCACAATTTCATAATGGTGGTAAATTCTTTAACGGCAGAAGTATGAAAAAATTCTCTATGACATATGAAGCCACTGCGCCTGGAATTGCTCGCATCAAAAGAGAATACCAAAATCTGCTCGTATCAGAATTTCCAAAACTGTTTAACATTCTTTTTGAAGAAGATATGGTTATAGTTGATGCTCATTGCTGTGATGAGTATCCTGTTATGGCTCGTGAAATGATAAACCAAGGAATCGTTCAAAATGTTGTAATTCCTATTCGCGGTCTTAAGGGAGATCTGATTGGTTTTATTAGCTGTCATAACATCGGAACTTCGGACGAAAGAATAAGCAAAAACCTAGTTAATGATTTCGTTGATTTTGCCAATCAACTTTCAGGGTACTTAATAGCAAAACCATGAAAAAAAGATATATAAGAAATTAAACATACATAATATATGAAACGCATACACACATTTGAAAGCTTCTTATACGAAAGCTATTTACTTGAAGCTGAAGACGATGACAAGCAATCAACTGACCGCGGCCCACTTGACAGCGAAGAATTAGAGACTGGTGTTAAGAACAAGGCAGAAGAGTCTGGCTGTCCAATAGGAATTATCCGTGCAGTATTCCGTCGAGGCATGGCTGCTTGGAAGTCTGGTCACCGCCCTGGTGCAGGCCAAGAGCAATGGGCATATGCTCGCGTAAACAGCTTCTTGACTGGCGGTGAAGGCACATGGGGTAAAGCTGATACCGACTTGGCAAAAGAAGCCCGAAAGGCCGGTTTCAATCCTAAAAAGAAATAATGGATATGAAACACATAAGCACATTTGAGACCTTCTTAACTGAGGCAGAAAAAGACGCTCCTTACTTTAAAGGGATTGGCAAAGGTACCATTGATAAGAAAAAGTCTCAAATGGCAAAGCAAGCAGATATGCCCGATGACGATCCCGATGCATACAAAGAGCTGCCTGGTGATACTAAAGGTAAGAAAATGCTAAAAGCATCTAAACATACAAAATCTTATCACGAATTGTACGGTGATAAGAAGTGATAGAATATCTTCCAATTATTTTCATAATAATTCTAATTATTACTGGTATATCACCGGTAATAGTGTACGAAATTCATAGTAGAAGAGATAAGAAAAAAGAGGATGATAACAACCCTTCTGAATCAGATAACTAAGATAGTTTTCTTTTGCTTTTCAACTTTCTTGGCTACTGATAAAATTAACAGGCCGTTTTCTAATTTAGCAGAAATACTCTCAGAATCAACATCTGTTGCCTTAAAGGTTAAATTTTCTTTCTTGCTTATAAAACCCGGCAGTTCTCTATCAGTTTCAGCATTAACCTTGATGAAATCATTTTCAACCGTGACAGCTACTTCTTCTTTCGTAAAACCAGGAAGTAACACACTGATGTCATAACCGGTTTCAGTTTCTTTAAGTCCCCATCTTTGAGGTTTGTGTTTGCCAATCGCAATGTCGAAGGCTTCATCTAAAAATGTTTTGTACATATGTAATTTGTTTTTGAGTTTACAATTAAATATACCCAAAATGTATGCCAGATCATAAAATGTGGTATTACCCTGTAAGTTTGTCACAAGATGTCTTATCTTGTTGACAAATTGTCAACTATATAGGTAGACTCCCACCCAAACTCCGTTGATAGTTTTATTCAGTTTTTTTAGAAAGTTCTTAAATCCTAAGAAAACTATATAAAGGTTTATGAATAAAACTACTAAATATCCTTTACATTATGAAATACACAAAAATTAAAGATGTTAAGTCTCCATCTCGAGGCACTTCTCAATCTGCGGGTATTGACTTTTTTATTCCTGATACTTGGAATGACGGAGAACCTTACTCAATACCGCCAGGCGGTCGAGTACTTATTCCTAGCGGAATTAAGGTTAACGTTCCAAGCGGTTATGCACTTATTGCTTTTAACAAAAGCGGTATTGCATCCAAAACAGGATTGATGGTCGGTGCTTGCGTGGTTGATGAAGATTACCAAGGAGAGGTTCACATTAACATGATTAACACAAATCACCCGTCAGAGGTTTGGGACATGGACGGTCATTACGCAACTAACTCAGGACATGTAACCATTAACCCTGGCGATAAATTAGTTCAATTTATTCTACTTCCAATCAATTATTCAAACCCAGAGGAAACTACACTTGAAGAACTGTATACAAATACTACGGAACGCGGTGAAGGCGGATTCGGTTCAACAGGAATTATATGATAGACATCGAACAACAAGACGGTAGATTAAGAATTTCATATTTTGATGAAAACGGCGATATTGCCATTGATACTTTTGATATTCCGTCGGATCAGATGTATGAATGGGAATACGTTAACCCAGGAGAAAAAGCAGAGCCTGGTATGTTTTCTTGGGATGGGAAGCCTGTTCGCAAAAAACGAGCAAGATTTCTAAGTAAGTGGAGAATTGAAGATTACTTAAATTCCCTACCTGAAGAGAGAACCCGAAACATATATTCATCAAATGTTCCTAAAAAATTCTTTCTTGATATTGAAACCGAAGTTGGCGACGAGTGGCCTAAACCTGAAACAGCAAAGTTTCCAGTTACTGCAATAACTTTCTGTAATGGGAATCGTTTAATATCAATGGGCACGCGTCCTCTAACATCTGCGCAAATCTTAAACATTAAGAAAAGAATTACTGAACACCTAAAAGAAGATGTTGAGTATAACTATCTTTACTTTAAGAGTGAATACGATATGCTTGTAAGTTTCTTTTACAAAGCAGTTCAGAAAATGCCTCTTCTTACAGGCTGGAACTTCATAGCATTCGACTGGCTATACTTAATGAACAGATGTAAACGTCTTAATATAGATCCATCCCCCTGCTCGCCATCACACAAACTTAGCGGCGACATGAAACTACCACAACATCGTCTTGTTGTTGACTACCTTGATGTATATAAGAAATGGGACCGTGTCATTGACATCAAAGAAAACAACACGCTTGATTTCGTAGGAAAGACTGCTTTAGGAATACCTAAAGTAAAATACAACGGGACTCTTCAAGACCTTTATGAAAATGACTTTGAGTCTTATATATTCTACAACGCAGTTGACACTAAACTGGTTGAAATGATAGACAAAAAGCTCAATACTCTTCAAACTTTCTTAACACTGGGTAACATAACACGCGTTGAAGCAAACCGCGCATACAGTCCAATATGGATGGCAGAAGCAGCCATGGCTCGTGAGTTTCAAACAAGAGGACGAGTTTTTCCTAAAATGGAAAAACAGACTAAGAAAAGAGAAAAGTACGAAGGCGCATTTGTCGTAGAACCAAAAACGGGGCTTTATGAATGGGTGGTTTCTTTTGACTTCGCATCACTATATCCGTCTATCATGAGACAGTGGAACATATCACCTGAATCATATGTTAAAAATGTTACCAAAGAATCCGAGGTAAATCTTAACACTGAAATTGTGTGCTCGTCTGGCGCAGTTTTTCAAAAAGATACCGACAGTGCTTTTAGAACAATTCTGTCAGAATACTACGGAAAACGCAAAGTTGCCAAGAAAAACTACATGCAAATAGAAGAAGAAATTGAGCAACTTAAAAAATATATACAATGAAACCCATGAATATACACAATCAAATTATTGAGCGCTTACAGCAAAGCGTTGACCGGCCGTCAATTTATAAGCACTTTCACTTCACAATGGAAGACTTACAGGACAACCCAGACCGCCTGAGGGAAATTGCTGATTATTTAAAGAAATACGCAGGCAATTATGAAGACTTTAGGATCCACACCTGGATTGATTCAGAAACGTTCCGGCCAATGATTATGTTAGAACTTATTCTTAACGAAGAATGGAGAAAGCACGTGAAACCTCTCAGTGGACTAATTCTAAAGTATTACAAACAAACACCCAAAAAAGATTAAAAAGCAATGAAAGACAAGTCGATTGAGGTCCTTAGTGAAATAACGGTATTCACTAAGTACGCTAAGTATTTACCGGGGAAAGAAAGACGAGAATCGTGGGCAGAGATCGTTGACCGCAACAAAGATATGCACAAGAAAAAATACCCACAGCTCGCAGATGAGATTGAAAACGTTTACGAAAACTTCGTAAAAAACAAAAAGATTCTTCCTTCAATGAGATCCCTTCAATTTGGAGGTAAGCCTATTGAAATTTCACCAAACAGAGTTTACAACTGTGCTTATTTACCAATCGATGATTGGAGAGCTTTTGGAGAAGTTATGTTTCTTCTATTAGGAGGGACGGGTGTTGGTTATAGTGTACAATGTCACCACATCGAAAAATTACCAGAGATTAGCAAACCGCGAAAATCTCGCAGATATTTAATCAGTGATTCTATTGAAGGATGGGCTGATGCAGTTAAGTACTTGATGAAATCATATTTTTATGGAGGATATAAACCAGCATTTGACTTTTCAGATATACGCCACAAAGGTGCAAGACTTGTTACCTCTGGTGGTAAGGCGCCGGGTCCTGAGCCTTTAAAGAGATGTCTTATGAACATAGAACTAATTCTTGAAAGAAAAGAAGACGGCGAGATGCTATCTCCGATTGAAGTTCATGACATCGTTTGTCACATTGCCGATGCAGTTCTTGCTGGTGGTATTCGCAGAGCTGCTCTTATCTCTTTATTCTCGTTTGATGATGAAGATATGCGTACTTGTAAGTTTGGAAACTGGTGGGAACTTAACCCACAACGCGGAAGAGCAAACAACAGCGCTGTGATTCTTCGCAACAAAATTGAGAAAGAAGATTTTGTTGATTTATGGAAAAAGATTGAAGCAAGTGGTTCAGGCGAACCGGGAATTTACTTTAATAACGATAAAGACTGGGGCACTAATCCTTGCTGTGAAATTGCTCTTCGTCCATTTCAATTCTGTAATTTAACAGAAGTTAATGTAGATGATGTAGATTCTCAAGAAGAATACGAGGCAAGATGTAAAGCTGCTGCTTTCGTTGGAACTCTTCAAGCAGGTTATACTGACTTCCACTACTTGCGTCCAGTATGGAAACGTAACACTGAGAAAGATGCACTTATTGGTGTGGGTATGACAGGAATTGGTTCTGGCCGCGTTCTTAATCTTGATATGAAAGCTGCCGCTGAAGCAGTTAAAGAAGAAAACGCTAGAATTGCTTCTACTATCGGAATTAACAGAGCAGCTCGTACTACAACCGTTAAACCGTCTGGCACTTCATCTCTTGTTCTAGGCTGTTCTTCAGGAATTCATGCTTGGCATAACGACTATTACGTTCGTCGTATGCGAGTAGGAAAAAATGAAGCAATGTATTCGTTCTTGGCTATTAATCACCCAGAACTTGTTAAAGATGAGTTTTTCTCTCCTACAACTACCGCAGTAATTGAAATTCCAATTAAAGCACCTGAAGGAGCAATCTTGAGAACAGAATCTTCCATGGACTTGCTTGAGCGTGTTAAACGTGTTTACCTTGACTGGATAAAACCTGGTCACAGGACCGGTAACAATACGCATAATATATCTGCCACGATTAGCGTTAAGTCTGATGAATGGGATACTATAGGAGACTGGATGTGGAAAAACAAACACTGCTATAACGGACTTTCAGTTTTACCTTATGACGGTGGTACTTATACACAAGCACCGTTTGAAGATATCACAAAAGAACAGTTTGATGAATTGTCTTATCACATTAAAGATATAAATCTAAAGAACGTGATAGAATTAGAGGACGCTACTGATCTTAAAAGTGAAGCAGCGTGTGCTGGTGGAGCTTGTGAAATAGTTTAATAAAGTATGGCACTAAAAATCGGTTTAGACAATGTAGTAAAAATCATGAGACCTGAAGGTAGAAAGTTTAACCTACAGGATCTTAATGATACAGTGGACGGTTTCATTGAACCTTTTAAGATCGGACCTGTTTGGGTTATGTACGACGAAAAAGCAAAGAAAAAAGGTGAACCGCTAAATACCATAGCTTCTTTTTTCTTTCAGGTTGCTATGTACGGAACAGTGTTGGTAGTGCCTTCGCAGCAACTCCCTTCTGACTGGGAAGTAACAGACCCCGATGACTATAAATTCACATCTGATGAAATAGACACCGGAGTTTTAATTTCTTTACAGAATGCACTCATGTATAACCGAGTTTTTGGTAATACAAGAGACCCTCTTGAAACATTTGAACGCTATCTTCCTAAAGAAGAATGGGTATACAAACCTGATGATGAAAATTTTGATGATAACATAAAGGATTTCTATAGACAGGTATATAACTTTATTAGCAAAGATCCTGATTCTTTCAAGAAGAATATAATCATCGATGAAGAAAGTGTTACTGTAAGAGTTGAATCTCAACAAGATCGTGAAACTATCGTAAATCAAATGATAACATACTTTCTTGAAACCGAGGAATATGAAAAATGTGCCGTCCTTAAAAAAGTTCTAGAATAATTCAAACAACACAAACGCAACATGGCTCTGGGAACTCCAGAGCCTTTGTTGTATATAAACTACATGGCAAATTTATTCTTTTGAGGAAATTGCTGGTATAATGAAAAGCAAACATGCGATGGCTGTAGATGACCATCAAATTAAATAAGATGGAAAAAGATCCTACGCAAAAGGACGAGAACATGATGCCGGTATATCCCGGCTTACTTCCTTATGGGCATAACATAAGTGCACCTGCATTCAGACCTACTGAAATGGGTGTTATCTTGAGCAAGTCAGCTGCCGCCATGAACGAGCAAGTTGAGATGCAAAAGAAACAAATTTTGGAGCAAGTTGAACTTCTTAAAAAGCAATACACAGAACTAGAAGAAAGAAGATTAGTCTCCCTCTTGGTGTATCGTGCAAAGTTTAACTTTAAACCAGATGCCGGTGAAGTATATCATCTGTATACACGTGATGATAACACTCTTTTCTTGTCTCTTATTGCTCCACACGAGTGGAATAAACCCGGGATAGAATTTGTTGCGACTGTAGAGCAGCTGTATGATATGACGTGGCGAATACTTACGCGATCAGAAAACCTAGAAAGAATTGTTAATAACTTTTAGAAAAAAGTTGCTTAAAAGTTTGCATTATATGATTATTTTGGTTAATTTTATTCTATAATTAAAAATCAATGAGTAATCGCTTCGAGTTAGAACAACTTTATTTTCAAGCCAAAGAGGCATACTATTCTGGTGAATCTGTTTTATCTGATGATGAATTTGACTCTCTTGAACAAGAACTAATCAGTATGGGTTCTGATGCTCCACATATCGTGGGTGCTGAGGATCGCAAAGCAAAGTATTCTCACCCATCACCAATGTTATCTCTTGCTAAGTATCAAGCAAGTTTATCAGGTGCAGCACCAGTAGAATCTGCTACAAACTGGATGAACAAGTTTGGCGCTACTTCCTTTGAGGTAACACCTAAATATGATGGAAATGCAGGTAACGCAATCTATCAAGACGGTAAACTTCTACAAGTACTGTCTCGCGGTAACGGAACTAAAGGGCGCGATATTACTGACAAGGTAAAACATAACATACCGGAGACTATAGATCTTAAAGGAATCGTTGAAGTACGCGGTGAAGTGGTAATTAAAGTATCTACATTCAATGAGAAATACGCAACTTTTAAGAATCCTCGTAACTATGTTGCTGGTGTTCTTAATCGCGATGACAATTCGCCGTCAATACTTGCGGATCTTGACTTTATCCCTCTTGAGGTAAGGCAACATATTGATGAAGAGATTCGCTATATTGCCCCGAGAATTTCAGGGTTCAAACATACTGCTCATACTTTTTACTGCGGAATTGAAAACTTTCAATCAGCATATGATGATATGGTTGAGTATCGCAAAAACTCGGATTACCAACTTGACGGTTTTGTAATCAAAGCGCCTGAAGGCTTGCGATCTGCTTGGGGTGAAAACTCTCACGATCCTAACTGGGCGGTTGCCATCAAGTTTCCTCCTAAAGAAGCAATCACAAAAATCAAGAGCATATCTTGGCAATACGGAAAGACTGGAGAGGTTACTCCAGTAGCTGTAATGGAACCTGTTGATCTTGATGGTTCTACGGTTTCTCGCGCTGCTCTATTTAACTTAGGCTATCTTAAAGAAAAAGGCGCCGTTCCTGGTGCTATGGTTGCTATCGCAAAATCTGGTGATATCATACCGCAGATTACTCGAGTAGTAGTTGCTGGAGATACCGCAGGTTTTCAACACCCAGAATCTTGTAAGTGCGGAAGCAAACTTGTAGTAAAAGGAATCCACCTAATGTGTGAAAATGAGAATTGTGAAATCAAATCCTGGTATAAGTTTCATAACGGTGTTAATGTTTTAGGTCTTGACGGTGTTGGTGGTGCTATGACAAAGCTAATCTGGAAAGCAGGTATTAAGAATCCTGCTGACTTGCTAAACCCAACCAAGATGAGCAAAGAAACGCTTATAGGTTCAGGATTCTTTAAGGCAGGAAAAACACTAGATAACCTATTCAAAGAAATTGAGAAATGTTCTGAACTCAAACCGCGAGATCTTGTTATGCTTATGGGAGTTGACGGTATGGGTTGGACTACAGCAAAGCAAATTGGCAACTACCTCGCGGGTATTGATTACAGTTTCTCCGGTTTACAGAAAGATGTAATCGCGGGATTTGAATTAGGAGGTAAACGCCGCCAAGAATATAACATGATGGTTGAGAGCTTGTCCCCTTACATCAAGATAACTCTTCCTGAAAGGATTGCTGTTGACTCGATAGGCTGTGAATTCACAGGTTCACCGAAGTCAGCTGGATTCAAGACCAAAGAAGAATTCCTAATTTACGCTAAGTCCAAAGGCTATCATCACACAAGTTTAAATGAAGCTAAAGTATTGTTTACCGATGATTTAGGATCAACAAGTTCTAAAATGAGAACTGCTCAATCCAAAGGTGTTAAAGTTCTTTTATACAGCGAAATATAAAAGAATAGTTAAGCTAATGACATTCTAAGAACTTTAATCTTTACTGTAATATAATCTATACAATTAAAACTTAAAGACATCTAAAAGAAAATAATGACAAAACAAAAATCTAACAAAGAAATTGTAGCACTATCAGATTTTGAACATGTGACACACAGACCAACCATGTATATTGGTTCGGTTGAGAAATCTGAAGAAAGCGTACAGATCGTGGAGAATGGAAAACTTGTTGCAAAGAACAAGATCATATCTGTAGGATTCTATAAGATGTTTAATGAAATCGTTGACAATGCTTTTGATGAAGCAAAGAGAATGAAGGGCGTAATGCCTAAAATCATCGTTAAGATTAATTCAAAAAATAATGAAGTAGAAGTAACCGACACTGGTGGCGGATTCATTAACGCTGAAAAGGCAAACACAAAGACAGGGCAATCCAACGTTGAGACAGCAATGTCAATGTTAAGAGCTGGTTCAAACTTCTATAATGAAAACTCAAATGATTCTTTAATTGGTACTAATGGAGTGGGTGCTGCTCTTGTGAACATGCTTTCGGAAGAATTTGTTATTACCACAATTAACAATGAAATAGAGTACAACATTCAGTGGAACCGCTTTGAGAAAAAACGAGAAACCACTGACAAGAAAAAACGCAATTCACAAACGGGTACTACTGTAAGATACATTCCACGCACTGACATTTTCAAAGGATGTACTTGGGATAAAGAATACTTACACACCATGTTCATCTTTCGGGAGTTCTTAAAGAATCAAGACCCTGTTATCAGTAACTTGGAGATTGAGTTCTTCTTTGACAACACAAAACTTGAACTTAACCAGTCATTCTTGCCAGAAGACGCGATTGTGTTTAAGGGCAAGATGGGAATGTTTGTGATATGGAATCGATACGAAAATGCAACATCTGCTTCATTCGTAAACGGCGCTATATGTACGGGTATTCACCAAAAGATTTTTACTGACTGGGTGAATGACATCTTTGACTATACATTAGCTCATCACTTTTACGAGACTCTTCTTATTCTTAACTTTCCACCTAAGCTGGTTCGTTTTGCTGACCAAAACAAAACCAAGTACGCGGCAGGTCGTTGGGAAATACAGCACTTACTGACTGACTTTAACAAAAAGATTAATCAGTCTCTCAAGAAAACTAAGTTTTACGAAACTGTTCGTAAACTGATTGATGAAAGAACTCAAACACAAGATCTTAAAAACATCAAGAACAAGAAGAAAGCTGCAAGCAAACGCATAAGCGATAAGTACTTTCCGCCTTCACAAAGCAAAGGATCTCTTTTCATAGTTGAAGGTTCTTCAGCTATGGGTTCAATCTTACAGAAACGAGATCCGCGGATTGATGCAGTGTATTCGTTAAAGGGCAAGATTAAGAACGCAAGAAACTTAAGTGACTTGAGTTCTAATAATGAAATCATTGACTTGATGAACATTCTTAACCTTGAACCACGAGACGGAAGTAAATGTGCATTCTCAAACGTTGTCATCTCTACCGATTGGGACCCTGATGGAATAGGTCACATCGCTTCGTTGGTGATTAACTTGTTCTATAAGTGGTTTCCACAAGTGATTGAAACTGGCAAACTTCATATCTTAATTACTCCGCTTGTTTCTGCTGAAGTTAAGAACAAAAGACAATACTTCTATTCTCTTCATGAGTGGGGCGAGTTTGAGAAAAGCGGAACTCCTTACAAAAATGTTCGTTATCTTAAAGGGTTAGGTTCATTGAGTATACAAGACTGGGAAATGGTTATGGCAGAACGCAAGATGTTTAAGATTCGCATAGATCGTTCAGCTGGCAAATACATGGAAATTGCCTTTGGAAATTCTGCTGACAAGAGAAAACGTTGGTTAGAAGGGAGGATCTAATCCCTGATATATACTCTGGTCAAAAAAAAATCAGAGACTATGAAACACATATCATCATTTGAAAATTTCTTAAACGAGAATGCATTTCATGCTGCTTTGGCAAATGCAAAGAAGCAAGGTCTAAAAGAGTTTGAATTTCAGGGAAAGAAATACCATGTAAAAGAAGATGCACTTGAAGAAGGCGAAGACCTTAACGAGGCTGCTAAAGACAAGTACTATACAGTAGACTGGGCACAAGAAAATGCAAAAGCCATCTACGATCGTAAAACAAAAATATACGCCTTTGCACAAAAAGCACTTGACGCTCTTCCAAAGATTCTTGAAGACTGCTGTCCTGGCAAATTCGACCTTGACACATTAGGCTTTTCTGAGAAGGGAAATGCTTTCTTTATCTTTGCTAATCTAAATGACCCAAAAGACCGATTAGGATTTGACTACAGCTCTTTAGAAGATAATGCAGATTTTGCCAAGTTCTTTGACATGGCAGGTACAAACCTGGATATGCCATCTCAGAGAATGTACACATCTTCTTTTAGACTAGATGACAGAAAAGCATAACAAAAACATCTATTATGAAACACATACACACATTTGAAAGCTTCTTGAACGAAGGCAAAGCCAACCAAGACATTAAAGTTGGTGATACTGTAGGTAATGCGGTACAGGGATTCAACTTTGAGGTAAAGAAGATTAGTGGAGACAAAATGACCGTAAAGGACAAAAAGTCTGGAAAAGAATTTGAGACTTTTATTGAAAATATGTACAAGTCTTCAAATGAGTCTTTGTTAAATGAAGGAGTCATCACCCCTATGCAAATGGAGATGAATGGCAAAAAACTCATTAACAAAATATCTGACGGTGCTAAATTTGAAGGCACGTTCCAAACCCGGCCAGAAACTTTTACAGTTGTCGGTTTTGGTGATAGCGCTAACGCTTTTAAGATATTTGAAGTAGAAGATTCTGCTGGAAAAAAATTATACTTAAAAGTATCCGTTATGTACGGCTGCAGTTATCAGGTAATGGACAATCCTCGTGGAAACTGGGATAGCGCTCAAATGTTTAATCTTAAAAACATAATCATCTAAGATGAAACACATAAAAAGCATTAACGAATACTTCTCAAACATCAGTGAAGGTATTAACTACAATGAGGGCGTAGACGCTGACTTATGGGAAGTAGGCTCGTATATGTTAGACGGAACCGGCAAAAACTCCGATGAAATGGAAGAGAAAGAAGTAGAAGCTGTTGCCGTTGAGGCAATGAAGAAGGCTAAACCTGTTCCACTTACTGGAATTATTAAGAAAGACGTACCACCTTTTCTTAAGTATGTTGCTGATGCATTCAAAAGATGCGGTATAGAGCTTGACGTGGATAACACTGTTATTGACAGCTCTAACTTTGCTAATGAGTTGTATATTCCGGTTGCGGATACTGAATACAACCTTTTAACTATGTTAGACTACAGTGAACTTGCTTACAACGGTTCAGAGTTTGTAATTGGCGGTGTTTTTGCCAGCGATGACGAAGGTTCACTTGACTATGTAATCAGCGACCTCAGCGACCAAGGTGAAGTTATGAAAGCTTGCACAGAGTTTAAGAAATACCTAGAAAATACCAAGAAGTAGATGGTCAAATCCTACGAATCTTGGCTTAATGAAGGTGGTAGAGATTTAACTACTCCAATCAGCATTGAACTTGAAGCTGGTAAAGTTAAAGTGTATGCTGATCCAGAAGCTGAAAATTGGTTAGGTGAGACTATAAGAATTGAGATTTATGAAAATCTTCTTAACAAGTTTAATAAAGCACTTGACGATAAAAACGACCAAGAATTACAGCTTCTTTTGAAAGATGCAAGAGAATTGCCTCTTTTTGGACAAGACAAATCAGCTGCTTGGAAGCAATCACAAGTAGATGGTGTTGAGCAGTTTAGAACAGGCGCTGAATATCGTCGCTGGTTAGCTAAGTATTGCATAGAAAAAATACAAGCTTTTATTGATTGGGCGCGAAATAACAAGTAAAAGATGAAACACATAATTCGCTAAAAGATAAATACAAAAACAATAAACATACAAATGGAAAAAGAATTGTTAGCAAACATAATACAGATTCAGGGTCAATTAAGAATTCTTCACTGGCAAACTGAATCTTACGCAGAACATAACGCCTTTGGGTTAATTTACGAAGACTTAAATGAAAGATTTGATAGATTAATAGAAGTTTATAGCGGTAAATACCAACGTCCTAAGTTTGGCGGGGTCAAGCAAATTACTTTTGCCGACTATGATAATCTTAAAATAGAAGCTTTTATTGAGACTATGGATGATTTCTTGACAGGTGCGTTCATTGCAGAACAAGATAGCGAAATTGCAAACATCCGTGATGAAGCGAGGGCTGACTTGATGAAACTTAAGTACCTTCTTACTCTTAAATAAGAAACTTCCTAAATGAGAGTTGATCCTTTTGATCTCTTTGTTAAAGCATCTGCCACCGAACCTGTTGAGTTTGGTAAAGTTGTTATGTTTTCCACGATGGACATGGAGCAAAAGCAAAATGTTCAAAAGAATATCGCAAAGATCTTCCAATTTTGTGACAGCCCTGATACATACTTAAGTGATGTTATTGAACAAACGCTTCCTGTATTACTGTGGGACAAACAGTCATTAATCGAAAAGTACGGAATAAGCGATACTATAGGTCATGACTTGCTTACAGCTGATAAAGTTTACAACGCCCCACACGGGATTGTAGTTAGTAAACTTGACACTCTTAAAATACTTAAGAAACTTGATTTTCCTTGGCTGCCTAAAACAGTTTTTACACCAGCTGAAGCAAAGAAAGAACTTAAGTTTCCCATTATTGCTAAAGCATCAAACACATATCAATCTCGTGGTGTAGAAAAAGTTTCTACAAAAACAGGATTAAACAAATTGGTTAAAGGTTTTGACATTTACCAAGAGCAAATTCAAATTGATCAGGAGTTTAGAATAGTTTTCTTTAGAGGAAAGAACACGGGTATCAGAATGCTTTCAGTTTTTCGTAGAGACCCGCTTAATGATAAAGCCAAGTCATTAAGAGTAAACGAAGCTGGAATGACTGAAGACAAACTCGATAACCGCGAAAAATCTAACTTTTCTTGGACGCAAGTAGAACCACAAGATGTTAAAGGTTTAAGCGTTAAAGAATGTTATCATATAGCAAAAGTTATTTTCGACATCAACCCAACTCTCAACATCGCCGGGCTTGACATTGCTATTGATAGAAACGGCAAACACTTCTTCATTGAGTCAAATTCTACACCGGGATTGTTCTCAAACATGGTCCCTCTTATCTATAAATGTATTTATGAAGACTATTACGGAATCATGAGTGAATATGCAGTTAAGAGACTAATTCAACTGTGTACATACTTTGTGTACCTTACCACAAAAGACGAGCCAACTTTTAGAACAGAAATGCATGTTTGTACAAATATGTTTGGCTACAAATACTTATGATAAAACTATACGAAGAATATAAAGACAGTTTGCCTGCTGATGAAATCAACGCAATTCAATTTGGCAATCCAACCCTTGAATTGTATAAAATAGCTAATGATGCAGATAATCATATTAAAAAGTTTTTTGTTGATAAAGGACTTGCCGAAAAAATTATAAAAGAAGCACCTACCAATTACAGCGAAATAACTCAGAATGACATACAGACCGTTATGTCAATGATGAAAACTGTAACGCCAGAAGATATAGTTTTTGCAAGACAGGCAGAAGAATCTTATGAGCAAGTCTTTTTAGACTTTTTTGCGGCTAAAGGCATAAAAGAAACTATGGGAGAACTGAAAGGCGTTGATTCACAAACTGAAGCTATTCTTTTTTATCTTAAGGAAGAAATTAATCGACCTAGACCTAATCAATTAGGTAAAGCATATCGCTTACCTCTTTTCCCAATTATACACACAGATGCAAATAGCGCATCTTACCCAAGTGGGCATGCAACGTCATCTTTTAATCTTGCTGAATACTACAGCCGAAAATACCCACTTTATCGCGGTGAACTAGAACACCTTGCTGAAAGAATAGCAGAAAGCAGGGTCAAGATGGGTATTCATTTCCCGTCTGATAGCGAAATTGCTAGATACATTGTTAAACTTATTTGGAAGTACGACCTAATTAGATACGAATAAGAACTTGGTTGCCCTTTGTGTATATAAAACACAAAATTAAAACCCTAAGTATCTTGAAGAAGAAAGCATATCCGCTAAACATTTCCCGGCAAATAGATACAAACTTTCGAAACTACGCATTGTATGTTTTAGAAAACCGAGGAATCCCATCCTTTTACGATGGACTAACAAACGTACAGCGTTTCATAATGGTAAATGCTCCTGCAAACTTTAACAAAACCATATCACTCGTAGGATCTTGTATCAGTGACGGTTACCATCACGGTGACAAGTCTCTAACTGGTGCGATAAACAAACTTGCTCGACCATTTGGCAATAGTGAGCAATTACTGGTAGGCGACGGGTTCTTTGGAACCCCTATCAATCAGGAAGCATCTGCAGCAAGATATACCTCTGTTAAGATAAACCCTGCGATATCTGAGATGATTAGAAAGAGTGATTTCTTAAATCACAAGAATGAAGAAGGATCTTGGAATCCTTTATGGGTAGATTTACCGATAGGTCTTACAAACACAATCGTAGGTATTGCGGTTGGTTACAAAACTACAGTCTTGCCGCGAGATCTTAAAGATATTCAAAAATTCCTAGACGGCAAAGCTAAAGAAGTACATCCCAAATTCAAAGGTTTCACTGGTAAAATTACTCGCTTTAAGGGTATGAACAAAACTTGGTTAATTGAAGGTGTACTTGAAAAGAACGAAAAAGAAAAGACTATCAGAGTTACTGAATTGCCTCCTCTTATGAGATACGGTGCTTTCTTAAAGAAACTAGATAGCGTTCTTACAAGTTACCCAAGCGTTCGCTTAACCAACAACTCTTCAACTAACATTGACATATTACTTAAGTTTACAGGCAACACTGCTGAGTGGGAATCTTTCTTAGACGCAGTTAACAAGTCGGTTAAAATGCTGGTAACTGAAACCCCAGTGTTTGTAAAAGACGGTCTTGTTCTTGAGTACGAAAGAGTTGAAGACTACATTACTGACTATCGTTACCGGCTGGCAGACTTGCGCGTTAAGCGACTAACGTACTTCTTTAATATCAACACAGATGAACTTGAATTCTTAAAGAGAAAAGTACAATATCTTACATTCATGATTGAAAAGAAAAAAGAAATGTGGAATGAAAAAGAAATCGATGAATTTCTTAACAAAATAACCAAAGGTGTTCCTAACGCTGATACTATCAGGCGTCGATTAAATGCTATCTTATTGAGATCCCTCTCCGAGGATGAACTTACAAGAACCAATAATAAGATTATAGAACTTACCACTGATATTGAAAAGCAAAGAATTGAACTCACAGAAGCAATTAAGGCTTACGAATCTATGGAAGATACTTCTATGAAAAGAGCTACACAAAACAGAACAAATTCAATAACTGACTTATTTTCCGAAGAAGAAGAAATCGACGGAATAGAAGTATTCTCAAACACAAATAACGATGAAGAAGACACCGATGAATAACAGAGGAATACCTGTTAAAAGAAGTGATGAAGACGAAGACGGCGAAAATTTATACAACTATCATGACATCAAAGTAGTTGGCGATCATATTTGGTTTTATGCGCCTATCACACCTGCATCAGCCTTGAAATTAAATGCAATACTACAAGACCTATCAATGCGTCTTGCGCCGACAGCATTCTCAAGCATGCATGAAGTTGGTCAACCCTCTCCTATTTGGTTACACATTAATTCTTATGGCGGAGAAGTCTTTTCAGCTTTTGCTATGGCTGATACGATACAAAGAATCAGCGCCATAGTACCAATCGTAACCATTGTTGAAGGCTGCGCTGCGTCAGGAGCCACTTTTGCTTCTATTGCAGGAACTAAACGCTTAATGCGAAAGAATGCTTTCATGCTTGTACATGAGCTAAGAAACGGTGGGTGGGGAAAATACTCCGAACTTAAAGAAGAAATGTCCAACAACGCAAACATTATGAAATCCATAAAAGATTGGTACAAAGAAAACTCTAAAATACCAGAAAAGGAAATGGATAACATCTTATCAAAAGACATTTGGTGGAATGCAAAGACTTGCTTAAAGTATGGGTTAATTGACCAAATCATCTAAAACTAATTATTAAGTATTGAATATAAACCTTAAATAAACAATCAAAAAATGGAAACATTAGAAAAAACAACTGCACAAAAGCTGGAACTCAAGTTAACATCAACAGCGGAACTAACTAACTTTCTTAAGCGATTCTCATCAATCTCAGGAAGTCTTCTAATCGAAATCGACAGCGAATACTTAAAAGCAAAAACTCACACGCCTGAAAGAAGTGTAGTCAAGTCTTCAAAAATCGAACTTAGCCGGGTATTCTCAAATCCTGAAGATGTAACTTCTCCGGTTATCTTAGGTGTTTACTCACTTGACAAACTTATCAAATCTTTCTCTCACTTTGAAGGATCTGAAGTTACTTTTAATCTGTTTACAGAAAAAACAGCAGACGGAACGGTTGGTACTGATATCATCTTAAAAAATGACTCACTTAAAATTAACTTTCAATGTGCAACTCTTCGTTTATTCACACACATTACAGATGAAATGATGGATCGTATCGGTGATGTTGCTTCTGCTGAAGTAAACTTCGTTCTTACAAAAGAATTGCAATCTCAAGTAAATGCTCTATCAAGTATTGACTCTGATCAAAAATTGCTTTCATTTAACCTTAAAGATGGCGAAGTTGCTGCAAGTGGAAAAAGCTTTAACAAGCACTTGCTTTCGGTTGAAAACAAAGATATCGAAGTAAACGTATCTGTTTACAAATCTCAGTTTGCATATCTTGACAAAGAAGACTTGATGGTATACATGAATGAAGACCGTCTTATATTCCACTCTATTGAGTCTGAAACAAAAATGATTATAGGAAAAGCTGATTAGATGAAGAACTGCAGAATTGATCCTAAGACCTCAAGTCGGGAAGAAATAATTGCAGAGATAAATCGTTTGGAAGTTCTTATGAATCTCAAGAAAAATGAGGAACAAGCAATTAAGATTTTCATTAACTCAGTATACGGTGCAACTGCTTCTCCATACTTTATCGGGTATAATGTAAAAGTAGCTGAAGCAATTACGCTGCAAGGACAAGAGGTAAGAGCATTTGCCGCACAGATCTTTAACCGTTACTTCCTTGAATTTTGGCATCGTGATAAAGAGCTTCATAAAATCATAGGTCTTAACCAAGTTAATAAAATAAACAAAGAAGTTTCCATCTACGGTGATACTGACTCTTGTTACATTACTTTTGAAGATGTGGTTAGAGGCTGTGATTGGGAAGGCGACCCTCGCCAGTTACTTAAACTAATCTATAAGCATCGTATAAAAGAATACATCGAGAAAGCTTACAAGTCTTATGCTGAGAAAACTGGTACCGAAAACATTCAGGTTTTGGAAATGGAAACTATCTCTTACTCCGCAATCTTGTTAAAAAAGAAAAAGTACTGTTTGGATCTTTCTTGGAAAGACGGCACAGGTGACGGTATATACTATGATTCTTTGCACAAAATCAAAGCGGTTGGAGTTGAAATTGTTCAATCTTCAACTCCTCTATTTGCTCGTAACAAACTTAAAGAACTTTTGAAAATAATCTTCAGAGAAAGAAACAAACTCAACATGAGAAAATTTGCTGATTTGCTGAAGCGAGAAAAAGAAGCCTTTATGCTTGATAACATTGAAAATATCTCTATGTCGGCCAGTGTTAATGATTATGAAAAAGCAATATCTGAAGACCGTAAACGGTTTATCATTAATGACCACTGTCCCATGCACGCTCGCGCAGCAGGATTCCACAATTACTTATTAAATAACAGCAAATGGAAAGGGAAGTATCAGCTAATTAAAAGCGGAGATAAGGTAAGATACTATTATGCAAAGAACAACGAAGGTGGTGAAAATGTATTTGCTTACTTACCTGGAAACTACCCGATAGAAATTGCTCCACCTATTAACTATGACATACAATTTGCAAAATGTATCATTGACCCAATTAACCGATTCATTGCAGCAACTGGCTTACCAGCGCTTTCGCCGGAACTAATCGTCAAAACACAACTATTCTAAAAACAAAAACTATGAAAAACAAACTAATTGAATTCTGGGGGCTCTATTACCCCGTCGTACTTGCCTTCATTTCTTTTCTCTACTCGGTTTCCCTTTGGTTCAGTGGGCAGAAACTAGAAGGTATATTTGTGGGAATTTGGGTTCCTTCAATACTGGCTTTTGCTATAGCCATCAGACAACGTAGAAACGATCACCGTAAAAGAAAATAAATGGAAAACACAGGAATGTTTATTGTGGGTACAATCATCTTTGTACTCTACATGGTAGGATATCTAATTATGATAACCAAGATGAATAAGCTTCAAGACAAGCCGACTCGTGAAACGATTGCCAAGGTGAAGAGGATAAAAGTCCAATCTTCCGAGAGACTGGTTGATGTAGATGAAGATATAGCAGGTGAATGGGTCAAGCATGTTAGAAAGAATTCTAAAAAACTAAAAGAAGAAGTATGAAAATAATACGCACTATAAGTTTATTAGGCTAATCTTTTCTTAAATGTAAATATCATGGCAAAGAAAAAAGAAGAAAATCTTTTAGACGGAATAGAAGGCAACATTCGGGCTGCTATTCTGTTGGCAAAAGCTGAATACGAAAAAAAACCGTCAAACCCGTTACACTCAGTAATCACTGATTTAGAACTAACTTTGACAGAACTTAAAAAAATCAAATAACATGGCAAAAAAAATTTCTTTCGCAGAATTAGATGCAGCACTTACTAAGATCAATCCTAAAGGCTCTATCATCACTCACAACACTTTCTCCAAAGTAGATGAATACATTCCAACAGGCAACTATCTATTTAACGCGCAATTAACAGGGTCACTTTTTGGTGGTATCCCAAACAGCAGATCTATTTGCTTCGCAGGGGAGTCAGGAACCGGAAAAACTTTCTTAACCCTGAATGCCTGCCGTGAAGCTCAGAGGATGGGATATCATATTATATACTGTGATTCCGAAGCTGCCGTAGACGAAGACACGATGAAAAACTTTGGCATCGACCCAGAAGGCGTTCGTTACCAACCCGTAAGCACTTCACTTGAAGTACGTCACTTTGTTACAAACTTGTGTGACCAATTAAAGAAAGCAAAGGATAAAGGCACCGAACTTCCAAAGATCATGCTTGTCTTGGATTCACTGGGAAACCTCGCAACTACCAAAGAACGCGCTGATGCAGCTTCAGGTAGTGAAAAGAAAGATATGACGAAGCAGCAAGATCTTCGTTCTCTTTTCCGTGTAATTACTACAGACTTAGCTGAATTTAAGATACCTTTCATATTCACTAACCACACTTATGCTTCCATAGGTTCGTTTATCCCAGGACAAACAATTTCTGGCGGAGGTGGTGCAATCTACAATGCTTCAATCATTGTTCAGTTATCTAAAGCTGGTCTTAAAGAAGGCGCTATTGGTGCAAACGGATTCGCTATGAAAACTGGTATCGTAGTAACTTCTAAACCAGCTAAGAATCGCTTTGCTCGCCCTCTTCCTGTTAAGTTTCATATTAGCTTCTATAAAGGTATGAATCCTTACGTTGGTTTAGAACAGTTCATTAACTGGGAAACTGCTGGCATTCAAAAAGGTAAGCTATTAACTGAAAAAGAAGTCGATAAGTGGTACGGTCCTGATGAACCAAATAACGAAAAGAGAACAGAAATCAACAAAACTCGCTTTGTTCATAAAGATGCCGCGGGTAACGAAAAAGTACTATTTTTTGAAGATAAACCAACCGCTCGCACGATTGCAGTTCGACACATTGGATGTACTGTTTCACCTAACGAATTCTTTACTTCAAAAGTTATTACTGAAGAAGTGCTAAGAGATCTTGATGAGAACATAATTAAGAAAACATTCATGTTACCGAACATCACTTCGATAGATGACTTAAGTGAAATATCTGATGACATAATGGATATCGGCGATGGCTCAGAAGATTAATCATAGAAAGCTTCCTGTAAAGTACGCACTTGAGATATACCAAGATTTGAAAGGCTACCCAAGTCATCAGGATCTCGAGTATATCTTGGTGAGTACACTAGAGGACCAGGATATGCTGGAGAAAGATTTCACAGCAGAATCCATTTGGAAAAGAATGAAGATTGTGTTAGGCACTATTAAAGACCTAAGAGGTTTTCTCGACTACCTTTCCGAAGATAAAGAAACCGCAGACTTTAATGTAGACCTAATCAAATCTTCAGCAAACTCATATAAGCTGAATAGCCACCGTTGGGTATGAACTATTTATCCAAGATGTATATAACAACTATATGGTATCAACACATTTAGAAAAATTATTCTATCATTACTTGATGGACAAGAAAGAGCTTACAAACATTGTAAAGCCTCGCTTCTTTGAGTCAGAAGACATTAAAAAGATATATGACTTATCAGTAGAATTTATTGGCAGGTACGGAAAAGCACCAACAAAAAATCAAGTAGTTGAAATTACTAAAACAAGAGGGCTGCAAGAAGACTTGACTGAGTCCAAAATTCATCTTCTTTTTGAAAATGACCTAAGCGAATATGATGAAGAATGGCTAAGAGAATCTTCAGAAGCTTGGATAGAATATAAGAATCTTGACCTATCGGTTTATGATCTTATTTCATACTTAAAGACTACTAGCATTAACGCTGAAAATGTTAAAGAAGTTGTACAAACCGCCAAGTCTCTAATTAATGACAGAAACAACATACAGTTTGGTTTTGATGAAGGCCTTGATTTCTTTAATCCTGACTCTCATAATCAGCCCACTACAGATACATTTAGCTCCGGTTTTCCTTATGTTGACCTTGTACTTGGCGGTGGGTTTTACTCTAAAGCACTTTTTTGTTTTATCGGTGAAATGAAGATTGGTAAGTCAATCTGGCTTGCTAACATGGCTGCTAACAGCGTAAGATTAGGTTACAACACTGCCGTCTTGTCCCTTGAAATGAGAGATAGAAAAGTTGTAAAACGTCTTGGTGCAAACTTACTTGGTATCACAATGAGAGAGTATGGTAAAAATGCTGAGGACTCTGTGGGCATGAAAAAGAAACTTACCAACGTAGGATATGATAGCTTACAGGTCCCAGGCAAACTTTACGTTAAAGAATTTCCAACTTCAGCTGCAGGCGTTCCCGATATTGAAATGTGGCTTAAAAAAATGGAAGAGTTAAAAGGCTTTAAGTTTAAGGTAATTGTTCTTGATTATGTAAACATACTTAAGAACTGGAGAAATCCTAATACTGAGAATATGTACATGAAGATCAAACAAATTGCTGAAGATTTAAGAGCTATGGCAATGAGAAATGATTGGGCAGTCATTACAGCCACACAGGTTAACCGTAGCGGTTTTGGAAGCACTGACTTAAATGCAACAAACATTTCAGAATCTTCTGCGCTCGGTCACACAGTGGACGCTATGTTTGGTATCATACAAGATGAAGTAATGCACGCAAACCGCGAGTACACATTAAAACTAATCGCAAACCGTGACGATGGTTACAAAAACAGTAGAAAAAAGTTCTTAATTAATTATGACCTAATGAGAATAATCGAAGATCTGGACTCACAAATAATCAATGACTAATGAAAGAAGACAAAATCTTTAATAACAAATTCAACACAGGTGAGATTGAGTACGAAATCTTTGGTAAGATAAGTGCTAAGTCAGAATTTATTTCTAAAGACGCACATGACGAGTTTGTAGAAAATCAACTGCAAGAAGATATCTATCAGATATTCTTAACATCAGTATACTACGAAGAGTTCTCGAAGAGCAAGAAAGTTTCCAAGAGTGAGGCTGCCAACATTTACTATTACTTTGAAGAAAGACTTCCTGATAACGCTGACATATCGGCTATTGATAAATTCATTAACATAGCCGAGTTTATGAGCATTCCCTATGAGGTTCTCTATAATGAATTAGCGCCTGTTCATAAAGAAAGAATTCTAAGAGAACTTGATACCAAGTATCATATCTTTTCCAAACGAAAAATTAAAAGACTATTCTAATGGTAATCGATGCAAAAAGAGTATGGTTAGTGTCTGACACTCACTTTGGGGTTAGGTCTAACTCAAGAGAGTGGATGGATATCATGGAGAACTTCTTTATGAATCAATTCATACCACTTCTTAAAGAGCACGGTCGACCGGGCGATATCGTAGTACACTGTGGTGATACATTTGACTCAAGACAGTCAATCAACCTTTATGTAATGAATAAAGCAATTCATATCATGGAGGCCATAACCAATATCATGCCCGTTTACACAATTGTGGGTAATCACGATATCTTTATGAAATACTCAAACGAGATTAACTCCATGAAGATATTCAAACATATGTCAAATATAACCGTCTTTGAAGAACCTACTATGGTTGAAACGCTTAGCGGTAAGAAAATGTTTTTCTTACCTTGGGTTGAAGATCACCACGATTTATCTGACATTGTTAAAGATCCTGCTAATTCTGCTGATGTAATGTTTTGTCACGCTGACGTGAAAGGTTTATCATTTAATCGTTACACTAAGATAGAAGAAGGTAATGATGTAGAGATATTTGTAGGTTACAACAGGGTTTATTCAGGTCACATTCACTTTTCACAAAAACTTAAAAACTTGAGAATGCTTGGAACCCCCTATGAACTTACTCGTTCAGATATGGGTAATACTAAAGCAGTTTGGTTATATGATCTTGAGACAGACCAAGAACAATGCTGGGAAAATGTTGTTTCCCCCAAGTTTTTAAAGTACAGATTAGAATGGATCATGGAGAAAAGCATTGATGAGTTACAAGAGCTTTTTTACAATAACTTTGTTGATATCTTAATCACGCCTCATTGGTCCCTTAAGTTTCCGTTCTCATCATTTATTGAGAACTTTACAGGCTATAGAAGAATCAATCATGTTATCATAACAGATGAAGAATCTGAATCTGTTGAAGAAATTGGCAATGACGGCTTATCACAAGAAATAAGTCTACTTACAATGATAGAAAATTATGTAGATGTTTTGCCTTACACAGGACAGATTAAAGAAAAGCTAAAAGAAGTGAGCAACCGCTTGTATCATGAAGCTCTTATAGAAATGGAAGAAAAGAAATCCTATGAAAATAACTAGTATAGAATGGAGAAACTTTGGATCTTATGGAAATAATACCCAGAAGATAACATTTGACGATCAGCAGGGTAACTTTTATCTGATCGTTGGTTCTAATGGCGCAGGTAAAAGCACAATATCTGATGTAATTAAGTTTGGCCTTTACGGCAAACTTGATAACAAACATTTGCGTGACATACCAAATCGTTTTAACGGAAATGCTTTTTGTAGAATCAATCTTGAAAAGAATCCAACTACATTGGTAACTATCGAGAGAGGCATAGCACCTAATGTATTCAAGCTGTTTGTAAACGGCATAGAATACGACCAAGCGGGTAAGAAAAACATGCAAGAATTTCTTGAAGATGAAATACTAGGAATACCGTTCTATGTTTTCAATAATATGATAAGTCTTTCCATAAATGATTTCAAAAGTTTTATATCTATGCGGGTCCATGATAAACGTATGATCATAGACAGACTTTTTGGTTTGGAGATATTGGGCTCTATTAAATGGAAAGTAAGGTATCAGATAAAGGTTTTGAAAGAACAAGCTGAAAGCATCTTAACCGAACTTTCTGTCTTAGAAAGAACGATACAAAATTCCCAAAATGAGCTTAAGAATCTCAATGAAAAGCTTAAAGAAGACGGCGAAGAAAAGAAAGCAGAACTAGAAGAAAAGATACGAAAGTTAGATTCTTATATTCAAAAAGCATCTGAATATCTAACGAATGTCAATAAGAAAGATGAAGAGCTCCAAGAATCTCTTAATTCTTGGGACTCTCTTAAGTTATCCCTTGAGTATGAATGTAAAGATAGACATAAAAAGATTAGTCTATATGAAGGTGGACAGTGTCCTACTTGCGAAAGCGATCTTACATCAGACTACCACAAGTCTCTTCTTGAGGAATATATTAAAAAGAATCGCGAGGCAGAGGAAGAAATTGAAAAAATTCGCACTGCACAGAGAGAAGTGTCAGAAAAGAGAGCAAAGCTACAAGAAATGTATGATACCATGAATAAGAATAAGATCGTTGCTTCAACTCAAAGATCTTCTCTCTCGCAAGAACATAAAAACATTGACACATCGGTAATTGATGATAGTCAAACAGCTTCGCTTAATAACATCATCGATGACTCTAAGACAAAGAAAGATGAAGCAATTCATCGCAAAGATATCGAAGAAAAGAAAGCAAACTTTTACAAAATCATTGAAGACATCTTTGGGGATAAAGGTGTTAAGTTAACTGCTATAAAAAGAATCTTGCCTTTGCTTAATTCAGAAATTCGTAAAGTATTACAGGACTTAAACATGGACTACCGGGTTTCTTTTAATGAAGAATTTGAAGTTAGTATACAACATCTCGGCTTTAACGTATCTCCTGATCAATTAAGTACTGGTGAGAGAAAGAAAATTGACTTTACAGCTTTGCTCGCTCTTATTCGATTGATGAAAATGAAATTTGCTGGGGTAAACCTTATATTCCTCGATGAAATCTTTTCATCTATAGATAGCGACGGTATTTACCATATTCTAAAAGTTTTGCATAAGACTTGTAGAGAACTTAACTTAAACATCTTTGTGATAAACCACAGTCAATTACCCACAGAGATATTTGATTATCGTTTAGAAATCTCGAAGAATAACGGTTTTTCCAATGTCAAGCTAGAAAAGATTGAATGATATATACGTAAATGGGAGAATTTTTACATAAATACAACACCGATAACGTCCATTCACGAGCTGTCATAGTAGGGTTTGTTAACCTGCTTAACAGCAAAATCTTCTTTGATAACATCTTATCAGATACTTCTATAGATACGGTATACGTTCCGTTCTTCTATAACATGGGTGGCGATGAAAGATTCTTACAAGACTACTTTTTAGAGTGGAATGATTGTATTAACCCTCGTCACGCTGACGGAAACTATGATGTAATACCAAGAGGGATTGCAACAATGACAGCAAAGACCATCGACACAGCAAAAATGACTCACCGTTTTGTGAGAGGCAATTATGTTAAAGAAGTAAACGGTCAATTACAAACGTTTAGTGCTTACTTAAACTCTTTGCCTATCACAATGAACTTTGATGTAGAGGTAGAAGTAGACACCAACCTAGATGCTTTCAAGATTGAACAAGCAGTCATGGAAACATTCTATAAAGTACAAGTATTCTCGGTTAACTTTAGAGGATTAAGAATACCATGCCAAGCAAGCTTTTCTGAAGACTACACAGTAGACAAAACTTTTGAATTTACTTACCAGACAAATGCAAGAACAACTGTTAAGTTTGGTATAACTGTTGAAACTTATTACCCAGTCTTTGACTCAACAACAGAAAGAAGCAACTCAAACCGTGTGTCAGGGTTTAATCAACAAGATACTTCTTCTGAAAGATATGTAGCACCAAGATTTACAATTGAAACTCCTAACGCAAATGAAAAATACTTTTCAGATGGAATTCTTCCTATAACCTGGACAAACACTGGACCTATACAAAGAGTTAACCTATACTACAGACTTTTTGGATCTTCTACATGGGTCAAGTTTGCCAATAACATTAATAACAACGGAGCGTATGATTGGAAAATTCCATTCTTTGATATCAACGGAATAGAGATAGACAGCGAGCCGCAAAAACTTGCAGTTATTTCTGACACCGGCAGGGATGCAAAAATTAGAGCTATTACAAATGTATTTGGTTCAGTTGACTCAGTTGTTATATTAAACCAAGGCTTTTCATACACTAACGGCGATTCAATACAAATGTCGGTAATTGGACCGGTACCAAACCCAGTAAACCCGCCGTCGCCGCCAGATATTCAGGCTGTAGTTCAAAGTGGAAGCGTTACCGGTGCAACTATAACTTTTTCAGGTGCCGACTTTTGGGTAACACCTCTTAATGAAATTGAGATTAAGATAGAAGATGCAAATACCGAACTGACTTTTGGCTATCTTCTAAATACTGTTACTTTTACCGGAGATGTTGACAATACATTACCAACGCCTGCTAATAAGAGAATAACTAATGTGTTTCCGTCATTAGGCACCCTTTTACAAAATGGCGACTTGACGGGTAAAGTTGTGTCAGGACTGGGCATACCCGCCGGTTCTGTTATAGTTTCCTTTGATTTTGGACAAAATTACATTGAGATAAATAATATAGTTACTGGACAACACACAGGGACGCTTATTGAAGTAGAACCTGTCATTGGAAAAATTCAAATCCAATGATAAAAATGCGGAACAAAACAAGATATATACTACAAGAAAATAATCTTTGAAAAATGTTAAAAATCAAAACAAGAATTGAGGGATTCATATCTAAATCTGGATCAACCGATGCTATCGCTGCTTGTAATGAAGCACTTAAGAAACATGCTGAGTATTCTTACCTTAACCTTTCACATGCTGATGCGGCGAAAGCAGAGAACGCTATAGCAGAATCTCTAATCTCTGCATTGGAGAACATACAAGAATCAGAAGTAAGAGAATTCGTCGAGATTGAGAAGAGAATTCATGGAATGAATAACTTAGGAGTTAAGAAAGTATTAGAGGCAGCAGCTTCTTCTGACTTGTCTAAACACCCAAGTTTATTATACATGCTTGAGAAATTAGGCAGCATGGCAAATCAGCCTGAGTGGTTGGTTGCTGAGAATTTAATCTCCGTTCTTTCACCGTATTCTTTTGAACCGGCTATTAAAGAAAGCTTAAATACTCTTACAGCTAACTGCGAGAAATACGCAGAAGATATTAAGATTTACAAAGCTGTTCACGAAGCAAAGAATAGCAGATCTAACTTTATCATGTCAAGTTTAGAAAAAGACATCGATACTTACTTAAACAGCAGAACTTCTACTAATCGTTCTAAGTTAATCGAAAGTTTAAGCAAACATGCTTACGATCCAACAATCAAATCTTTATACAATGTGGTTGTTGAATCTGAAAGATCTTTCCAATTAAAAGGAAACATAAATAACGCTCACATCGGAAAAGTTTATTCTCCGGTAATCGTTACCGAATCTGATGAAATCTTTGCTGTGAACGGTAAAGCTTATGTTAAGAGCGGTGAAAAAATGCGCCCTCTTGTTGAAGAAGAATACAAAAAGTTACCTGACTATTTTACTTTCTTATCAGCATTCATGAGCCAACCAAATGTTGAAGTTTCTGAGAATCGCATGAAAATCTTTTCAAAAGACAAAAAGGTAGAACTTGTTGAAGAATCTGAAGGATTAGGAATCTACATCAATAATAAAAAAGTAACTATCAATGAATTCCATGCGGTATACCTTAATTCTGGAATCTTCCGCTTTGATGAAAAGGAAGTTATTACAGCGGTGGGTAAAATCGTTGAGAACTGGGACGCAATCTTTGAACTTGACTTTGTTAAGTCGGTTTATCCTAAGAGCAATCCTAATCGTCGAGCTGATATCTTTGTTCTTGGCGATAAGACATACATCAATACAGTAGATGTTGCTATGAAAGAAAGCAAATTCTATAATGACTGTAACGCGGTTCAATCACGTAACTTAGTGTTGGAATTTGCTAATTTTGATTTAGGTTTAACTTTTGATACTTTTATCGTTAACGAAGAAGCAAAGATTAACAAACTAAATGAAGAGAAAGGAGAATACCTTTCAGCTATCAAACATCTTGAAGAAAGAAAGCAACAAATCGAAAATATAGCTGATACTGAAATTCGTGAAAGCGATGAGATAAAAGAATTGGTTTCTGCTATCGATGAAGAGATTTCCAATCTTAAAGATGAGTATTACAAAATTCAGAAACAAGTTTCTGAGCTTACTCATGTAACTGAAGGATTAGGTGCTGGTGTTGGTGATGAAGTCGAGTACTTAAAAAAAAAGCAATAGTCACAGGGGCTAATCAAGCCGACAAAACTTTAACTATTGAGCTTGAAGACGGAACAACTAAAATAGTCATCCCTACTGATATAAAGGTTGTTAAGAGAAAATCTGAATCTCAACCGGGCAATGATCTGGAATTAACGACTCAAGGCGACGGTGCCACCGTGGGCCTTAAAGAATCTGACGAATATGTAAAAGGAAAACTTACCAAGGATTTCCCTGGCGATGGCGCTGGGGAAGAAGTCCTTGTTAAAGCAATTGAATTTACCAGCGGTGGTGACCAAGATGAGGTTACTATCATGCTGGGAGGGTCAAAGAAATTCAAGGTACTTAAGAAATACATTGAGATCCCAAAACTAATTGAGTATGGTGTATATAATTCTGAGACCGATACCCAAACAAATCCTAAAACTGGTGAAAATAAACCCGACCAACTAACAGGATTTGTTTCAGGATTGTCTGACTCGGTTAAAGGCATCATTTCAGATATAGCTGAACTAAAGAAAACTGTTGAGGAAAACTCGGAACTTTCCTTTGATTCTTTAGATATCTGTGTTTCTGAACTAACGGCTTACTTAAAGAGTCTTGACGTTGAAACTGAAGTATCAGCCTCCGGAACCCCAAACTAATTAAATTTATGGCAAATTATGTAAACCCTGAAGAGTTTAGAAAAGAAATTCTTCTATCTAAAGAAAAAAATGAATTGACACCAAGAGCTATTGAAATGCTTATGCTTATGGCAGAAGGTGCTTCTAAAAAGCTAAGATATAAAGATGAAGAAGATCGTAAAGATTGTATTGCTTTTGCACTAATGGATGTTGTGAAATACTGGAGAAGTTACAACCCTGAAAAGTCAAAGTATCCGTTTGCTTACTATACACAAATCATAAAGAACGGCTTTGCTAAAGGCTGGAGAAAACTTCACCCTCTTAGTTCAACGGACCAGGTATCTTTAAGCAACGAAAATCTCTATAGTCTATAATGTATAATAAAGTAATCATTATGGCGCCATAATGATTAATAAAGTATTCATTATGAGTGATATAAAATCAAACAAGCCTACGCACAGAGGCGGTTACAGAAAGGATATTACAAGTTAGAAAACCCTGATAAGTACATTGGTGATTTAAGTAAAATCATTTATCGTTCTTCATGGGAGTTTAGGTTCTGCCGGTATTGTGATCTTAATGAAGAAGTTTTAAAGTGGTCTTCAGAGCCTCTTGGTATTAAATACACAAGTCCCATCGACGGTAGAGAACATACTTATTATGTAGACTTTTATATGCGTGTTCAACGCGATGACTGCTTCGAAGATTTTATTGCTGAGGTTAAACCAGCAGCTTCTTTGGTTCAGCCAATTCTTGAAGGTAACATGACTACTAAGAAACTCAAAAACTATAATTATGCACTATCGACTTGGTTAACTAATCGAGCTAAGTTTGCTGCAGCTAAACAATATGCAGAAGGTAGAGGTTACAAATTCATTGTAGTAACTGAAGACTTCTTATTTAGAAAGTGATGTTAGATAACGCGTTTACAAGATACAACAACACAAAAGATAAAGACAAACTTCGCAAAGAAGCATATCCTTATCTAGAGAAGAAATACTTTAAGCAGCCGTTTAAAGTAGAGGAACTCTTCGACCCAGGCGAACGTGTGTTAGCAAAGAAACTTAAGTTTTTTATACCCGGGCGCTTTTACACATTTAAGTATGATCCTTTGTACGCAAAGCAGTTGCCTTACTATGACAAGAGACCGTTTGTACTAGTTCACGGCCAGTCTACAACAGCTAACGGAAATCTGATAGTTCAGGGTCTTAACTTAAATTACTTTCCCGAATCTCAAAGATTTCAGCTTCTGTCAATTTATGAAGATGCATTTAAGAAAGACATGGATCAAGCTAAAGAACTTGTCTCTAAAGGCCAGGTAGGCTTAATGAAAAATGCTATCCTAAATTTACAGAATTGGGACTTTATCTCCAAGATGTTCGACAGAGGTGGGCAGATTGGCTATAAGTGGGGATTTAGAAATTACCTTCTTCCTAGAATAATGGAGCCAGTTCTTATAGAATTTAGCGATTATGAAATGCTTCCGTACTTTATACCCAAAGAGTTTATAGGAATGCCGCCGGCTAAAGTGTGGACTGAATACACCAAGTTTAGATCAGAACAATTAAAGAACCCAAGAAAACCAGACCCAGAGGGTGCAAAGAAAATACAAAAGAGATTTACTAAACCAGGAATGTAAACACGGATTTATCCGGCAAAACTAATAAAGAACTCATGTATATAAACATTGGTAAAAGGTATACACCTGAAACAAAAAGAATATAAGAAAATAGCTTAAATGCAAACCTACGACTAGGAATAAGGCATATTGATAAAGTCTTTAGAGGGCGAAAGAAGTTAAGCAGGCGGTTTTAAGTGGATATATACAAAATCAAAATAACAACTAAATATGGCTGGGTTCATTGATAGAATAGGCGTAAACCCAATTTTCGGGCAAATTTCCAAGAGTCTTAAGAACTTGGCAAACCTTGGCATGCGTTATGACGATATGGTGGTTAAGCAATCACGAGCAGTCGGTGTAACCGAAGCTGAATTTGGTAACCAGGGATATCTACCTGAAGAATTTTTATATTCACTAGCACTTTCTGATGTAGGTCAGAAAAAGTTTATTGCATTCTTTGACAAAGACTACAAGGCTAGAAGAGATTACTTAAGAAAATTTTCGATGAACCCAGAAATTGAGTTTGTCGTTGATACTATCGCTGATGAAGCTATTGTATATGATGACTCAAACTACTTCTGTTCACCGGATATCAGCAAAGTACGAGAGATACTATCTCCTGAAACACAAAAAGAAGTTGTGGTAGAAATTAACCAACAGTTCAAAAAGATTTATTCCCACTTTCACTTTAGTGAAGGGCATGATGGGTGGTCTTATTTCAGACAATTACTTATCGACGGATTCATTGCCTTTGAAATCATCTTTGACCCGGACGGTAAAAACATTGTAGGTTTTAAGGAACTTGACCCTATCTCATTAAGACCGGGCGTTGAGAAATCTAGCGATGGAGTTTACAAAAAGATTTGGGTGCAATATGAAGAGGTCCCTTCAATGAAAAGAGTTCTTCTTGATTCGCAGATTATTTACATCTCTTATGCAAAAGGTAACTTTACCGGTCGTGTATCATATGTGGAAAGAATGGTTCGTTCCTTTAACCTTCTTCGTATTATGGAGAACTCTAAAGTTATCTGGAACATTATGAACTCATCATATCGTCTTAAGATGGTTGTACCGATTGGTACAAAGTCTCCACAAAAAGCAAAGGAGGCGCTTGCTGAAATGATTAACATCTATAAAGAAGATATTAACCTTGACCAAGATTCAGGTGAACTATCAATCAACGGTTCTCCTTCAATGCAGTTCTACAAGAACTACTTATTCCCATCTAAGAATGGTGAATCTCCAGATATATCGGTGATGGGTGGAGAAGGTTTTGACATGAATGACCCCGGAACACTCCAATACTTTAAAGATAAACTTATAGAAGACTCTAAGATACCGGCATCAAGATTTGATAAAGGTATGGGTGGAGGCGGTGGTGGTCAGTACGCTGCCGCTGCTGATGGAATTGACCGAGAAGAAATACGCTTCTTTAAATTCATTACTCGTCTTCGTTCAATCTACCAAGAAATTCTTCTTAAACCGCTATTTATTCAAATGGGCATTATATACCCCGAATTAGCTGAAGACGAGCTTTTTAAGTCTACACTAGCAGTTACATTTAACAAGGATAACGTCTTTGAAGAACTTAAGAATATGGATATCATGCAGAAACGCGTTGACTTTGTTACCTCTATGATGGGAATCATGGATAAGAAGAAGGATGCTACTGGGATGGATGTTGATGTGCCTTACTTTACTCCTAAGTTCGTGGTCGAGAAATACTTAAAAATGTCTCAAGACGATATTGCTACTAATGAACGCATGATGAAAGATAAAGCGGAAACAGATCTTGAGGATATGAAACTTGCTCAACAAATTCAGAATGCTGGAATGGGCATGTAAAAAACACTTCTCAGTTCTATACCAGAATTGAGTTTTTTCCAGGGGCCCGGACCCCTGGTTTTTTTGTTAATAACTTTATGAAAAAAGTTTCATAAAAATTTGCATATCACAAAACTTTTGGTTAATTTTATACTATAATTAATTAATCGATATGGAAAAACAGATAACTTACTTTAATCGTCACGAGAACATGGATTCTAAAACACGTCATATGATTCTTGACGTAATCAATGATTTGCATGACTGCCCACTTGCCGTTTCCACATCTATCATGGAAAACTGGCTATACGGTGCTTTTGACGGATATGACTATTCTGATGTTGCAATCTTTTCGCATGAACTTGCAGCAATCACTCATGTAGACGTGGATCTTGCTTGCAGAATAACTGACATTTTTTCTATCATTGAAAAGTACCCAAGAACTACTAACCCAAACAATAACAACTTCTAAAACATAAAAACATGGCAAAATTTCAAAAGAAAACCCTAGATGTAATTGCACAACTTAAAGATGTGCTACAAACCAAAAAGTATTACCCTACCCTGGGGCACTTTTACCGCGAGATAGAAATCTTAAAGTTTCCGTACTTAAAAGATATTCCGATGGGTCGACGCTTAAACCCCGGACACGGTCGAAATGTTTATACGCAAAATCAATACGAGTCTATCGTTGAGCACTGCAAGACTAACAAGTGGGTGACTATTCTACCAAAGAATAACCGTGGATATCACGTAATTGTATCTAACGAAATCGCATGATAGCAATAGGTCAAGCTCTTCACGAAGAAAAAGAAGTTTCACTGGTTTCACCAGGTGTGATTGAGTCTGCTCTTTCAGAAGAAGAGATTAATCGCATACTAGAGATTACTAACAAAATCGAACTTATTGATGCTACCGTTGACGGTGAGTATAACCCAGAAGTTCGTTCTTGTCGAGGCGGTTGGATAGATTACAACGACGAGTCAGCATGGTTGTACGGAAGACTTTATGATTTAATTAAAGTCTCCAATGATAAGATGTGGCAGTTTGATCCTATTGATATGGTTGAGCACATTATGTACTGTGAGTACCATGAAGGTGATCATTACGATTGGCACGTTGACATGGCGTCACCTCCGCCGTTTAGCGGAAGAAAGATTGCCGTATCAGTTCAGTTGAGTTCAAGTGATGACTATCGCGGAGGTAATCTCTATTTCATGGCTGGCGGTATACACACAGTTCCAAGAGCGTTAGGTTCTTTCATCGCTTACCCGACTTATATACCTCACATGGTAGAAAAGGTATCAGCTGGGGTAAGAAAGTCTTTGGTATTTTGGGTTGGAGGTACACCCTTTAAGTAAGAACCGTTATACAACATTTGAATATAAACCTAAAGATCTATGATGGAAGACTACGCTTGGAAGCCAGGAACAGATTACGAAAAGAACCCACACCTCTACGAGATTGGTCGAGGCCAGCAAGGTGTGCTTATCTGTGAACCCTACAAGTCTAGGCTACACCCTATCTGGAGATTTAAGACCACTCGGGAAGCAGATATCTCACGCAAAGAAATCTATCAAGAGTTCTTAGGCTACTTGGAAATCGGTGACTTTGTAGGTGCTGATATGTGCAAGAAATACCTCCACATGGGATTCACTCGCGCACGAAGATATGCCAACCACAAAAGTGGAAAGAAGTATGACGTTGACGGAAGCATTCTCCCCCAAGAAATTGATTGGGCTACTAGCGAAAAAGCAAAGTCGGCCAAACTATTTTACGACTATTGGGTAGAAGCAAGAACCAATGGTCTTTACTTAAAGCTTAAAGCAGAATTTATACACAAAAAGGCAACAATATGGAAATAGAAAACAAAGAAGATCTGCACTGCCATTACAGTGATCTTCCATCTCCGATGGCATATTGCACAGACTATGATAGCATGGGAAATCACGGAAGGTTTCCCAAGAAGAAAGAAAAACCACAAACTATGAAAAGACTTATACGAAAGATTGCACTTTGGTTAGACGTGCGCAAAATGTTTAAGAGAAAGAAATCTATTTGGGACGTGTAAAAACTATAGTATACTTTTTGAATATAACTATCAAATCTAAAATTAAATGATCCAAGAACTATTCACAGAAAAATTCCGCCCCAAAACGTTGGAGCAAATGATCCTTCCTGAAAGGATCCGCAAAAGCATAGGTAACGGTGAACTACAGCAAAACTACTTGTTTTACGGTTCTCCGGGTTTAGGCAAGACATCTCTTGCCAAAGTACTAGCAAGTAACTATCCTTACCTATACATAAACGTTTCTGATGAAAGTTCTGTTGATGTTATACGTGAAAAGATTACTAACTGGTGTTCAACTATTAGTTTACTTGACGGCGCGGAGAAATACAAGGTAGTCATTCTTGATGAGATGGACGGTGCTTCTGACCAATTCTATAAAGCTCTTCGTGCTACTATAGAAAAGTTCGCAGCAACCGCTCGTTTCATTGGTACTTGTAACTACATTAACAAAGTGCCGGACCCAGTACAATCACGGTTCACATGTGTATCTTTTGACTTTCTTAACAAAGAAGAAGAGAAAGAAGTTATGGTTGAGTTTATTAAGAGAACCTGGTCAATTCTTAAACAAGCAGGAATTGCTATCGAGAAAGACGCTGTCATTGAGTTCGTTAAGAGAAACTTTCCTGACATGCGATCTATCTTAAACAAGACGCAAAACTTTATCATACAAGGCGTAAAAGAAATCCGGGTTGAAGATATTAAGCAACTTAACTACTCTTTCCGAGATATATTTGAACTTGTATGTGCTCCTAAACCCGACCCATCTGAAACTTACAAGTTTATGATGACAAATTACGGTGCTAAAGTTGATGAGGTTCTTGCTTCCCTTGGCGGAGAACTCCCAGAATACATTAAGGAAAATCAGCCTAATCTTGCAGGTAAGATACCGCAAGTTGTAATTAAGGCAGCACACTACCAATCACAAAGAGTAACTGTGATTGATCCCGCGATCTCTATGGTTGCCGCAGTTTATGAATGTCAAATAATAATGAATAGCTAATATGGAACTTGTAACAACAGAAGGGAGGATATGGAATTCTTCACTTATCACAGGATCACGATGGACTCCTGACTACAACGAATTGGTAATTGACTTTGTGTCAGGTGCTTCATACAAATACGGAGAAGTTCCTGAAGATGTTTACAACTCTTTTTGCGAAGCAGAATCTCAAGGTTCTTACTTTAACAAAAACATCAAAGGGAAGTATCCGTTTACAAAAGTAGAAAAAACAGAGGAGGAAGAATATGGAGATCAAGAGAGTATCTGATGTAAAGAAGTATATCAAGAGCAAGTACAGCAAACTTGATGAAAAGAAATTTGATATTGTTAAGATAGGTGCAAGATCTTATATGTACTTTGTTGACCGTGAAGGGAACCTACAACGAGAAATGGTTTTTCAGGGAAACATTCCAATGGTAAATGAACTACCTGTTTTGATGAGACAGTTTGAAGCAAACATCAAACGTATCATGGAGAAATGGAATTATTGTTAATAACTTTTTGAAAAAAGTTTCACTAAAGTTTGCATTGTAAGTTTTTATTGGTTAATTTTATACTATAATTAATTAATCAATATGGAAATTTCACAAATCATCGACAAAGAGAACCTTACCGTTCTAGAGAAACAATCGCTTCAAGCAATCATTAATGGTTTATACGCAGAACCTGGTTTCTCTGACATGGATGTAAACGATCTTGTTCGTCCTGTAGGTAAATCGTCTAGAGTATTACGCGGTGTACTATCTTCGCTTATTAAAAAAGGTTACATCTACATTGATGATTCTTGTTCTTCCGGGAACTACCAACTCATCTATCTTTCAGAATCTTACTATCACTTGCATCCTGAATGGAAAAATGATTATCCTTGGTACGAAAATCCTGAAAAGAAAACTTATGAACAATTGTATTACGAATCTTTAAACGCTTAATCACCATGACACACGCAGAATACAAACTTATAGTCAAGAAAGATATCAAAGAAAGTTCTGGTAGGGAAGTCTATCCTGTGAAATACAAAGTTGGAGATACTCTAGTAGTGGATGAACCAACATTCTTGAATCTACAATCAGGTGAAACTATCGAGAGATTTACACTAGAAGGCATCATTAGATTTGACAAATACAATTTTGAAAACGAAGTTGCATACACAGAATTTACTGTTCAATACGGGACTAGAAAATTAGGGCAACGCAAGGCGAAAGAACTATAGTACATTCGCGGTATATAAAACTAAAGTAAATTATATGAATCTTATATTCGACGGGAACTACTTGTTCTATAAAACGCTTTTCATTTTTGGCAGCTACGCAAAGAAAGGTAAAGTATTAAGCACTGACACTGACCAAGAAATGTTCATTCGCAAAATCGCGACTGACATGACTCACGCTATTCGTTCGTTTGGCAATCCCAGCCGTATCATTTTTACCATTGACTCTAAGTCTTGGAGAAAAGAAGTTCTTATTGAAGAAGGTGGTTACAAAACCAATCGCGAGAAAGACGAGTCTGTTATTGATTGGGACGCATTCTATAAATGCATGAATGAGTTTGGTGCTATCCTAAAGAAAAAAGGTATCATTGTTTCTAAAGAAGAACGCGCTGAAGGCGATGACTTGATGTACCTATGGGCAGAAAAACTTTTTCAACAAGGCGAAGATGCTATTATCATTACCGGTGACAAAGACTTGACTCAATGTATCAAATGTAATGGTAAAAACTTTATCGTTGTTTACAACCCAAACTCTAAGAGCCGCAAGATCGTGGCGCCTAAAGGTTTTTCTGAATGGCTCAAGAAAGAAGACTATGATCTATTTGATGCTTCAACATTTATGAACCGCAGCAAAGACTTAATTGCCGAGGCTGCTTCTGCAATTCCTATAGAAGAAATTGACCCTGATTACATTATCTTTGAGAAAGTAATCATTGGTGACGCCGGAGATACTGTTCCGTCAATCTGGACATGGGAGAACAAGGGAAAAACCTATAGGGTTACACCATCCAAAGCTGCTCGTATCTATGAAGTGATGCAAATGGTTAAACCTATTACCGATGTGTATGACTTGCCAAACAGAGCACTTGAGATCTCTAACGGTATCAATTCAACATGTAAGCAAGTTGCTCCTACCGAGGCTGTTAAGAGCAGACTAGAGAGAAACTTACAGTTGGTCTTTCTTGATGAGCGGGTAATTCCTTCTGAGATTGTCGAGAAATTCAAAGCTGCTTATGAAAAAGAACATACTTTAATCTTAAGCGCTCACAATTACGACATGAACTTTATACTTGAAGGTACTCGCTTTATCAGCGGAACTCGTACCTTTGAGGCAGATATCTTCTCGCAATTCAAACTTTAAGAATGAAACCTACGCGTGTGCATATAGAACAAGATGCTGACACTTTGGTAGAATGGTCAAGGGAAAACGAGAACATTCTTCATGAAACCGCTATGGACGCAACAGAAAAAATGTTAACTGACGCAACCATTGATGAACTTGTGGTTATAGAGTTTTATGAAAACACAAAATCACGGTACCCGTTTGCTGACATCACGATGCACCGAGAAGATATGATAGAAAGTTTAGACCTTGCGCAAGATTACTTTGTAAGCACTGAAGATTATGAATTAGCGCTAAGAGCAAAGAACTTAAAAGATTTGGTGAATAAAATATCAAATAGGCAAACTGCATGAGCGATTTATTTGGATTCATAAATGACATGGTTGCTAAACCCGAAGAGTTTAGAAAAACAAAAATGCATGAACGAGGAAAACATGTCTTTATGATTAATCGTTTATGTAGTATTGGTTTTCCTATTCAAGCTTCTTACTTTAATCATATCAAGATTAACCCAGGACAAGCAGTAACTTTTTGGCAATCGCTCTTAAGCCAACGTTACAGCAGAACTCCACAGTGGATGTATGTTAAAACTTCTAAGGCTAAGGCAGAAAAGAAAGCTGCACAACCTGTTGACGACGCTGTTATTCGCAAGTACTGTGAAATACACAAGATATCCCGAAGAGATGTAGATGACGCTCTTCTTATATTGGGGGAAGACTTCGCAAAAGAATTAAAGAATTTCGAACAACTAATTAAAGACTAATGGCAGTAACGCTTCCCCAACCTAAAGAAGTTCTTAAACTCAAGATTATTGATGAAGTAATCTAGCCTCCCAGACCGGGTGATATATAAAGAAAAGATATTCACCCATTTTGAGTTGCATTGCTACACTTTCTAAGATTGGAGACTTCGCTGTCTTTTCGCAGAATCCTACTAAGCCATTTTACTATGTGAATAAACTTACTAAAGTAGTAGATGATATCTCTGGTGCTGGTACTTTAAAAAAGGAGTTTAGGTGGAGTACTTCTAATAAACTAAAGACTTCTTGGATGGATGTTTCCGAATTAAGCGGAGCCATTCTTGATCCATGTAATGAATTGTATGTAGATTTTCGCTATACTTTAGTAGCTGGCTTTCCTGTTACTATTAATGACATATATGTTGAATTTACTCAGTGTGAAGACGCTGACGATAAATTCTTAGGATATCGCCCCCCTTTAACTGTTTCCGAGCAAGGAAACATCAGCAATCTTACAAAGATTGAAAACTTTACATTCAAGCCTTACGCGGTAAATGCAGCAGTTGCTTTGTATAAAGAACTGGCGTATACGATAAACCAAATGTTTGGTCATGATGTAATGTACGCGAGAGCGAATCCTCTCTATAATGGACGAGACTTTACTCTTCATGAGTGGACCTTGTATGATGTTGAAGATCCCTGCTGTGTTAAGGTATTGGTGCCAGGGAACGAATTCCCTGATAGCAAGATATCATTTAACCCAATGGGTCTTGACTTTGAAATGCCTTTTGAAATACAAATAGTCAAAGACTATTACGAAAGTATTTTTGGGGTAGGGACGGGACCACAGAAACGCGATATCATTTACTTCCCTATCGTTAATCGTATATATGAAATTGAGAGTTCTTACTTATGGAGAGACATCATGCAGCGAGAAGTTTATTGGAAAGTTTCTCTTAAGAAGTATCAACCTAAGTCCAACCGATACGAACCTACTGACTTGCGTGAACAGTTTGATAACTTAACATGGGACGCCGAAGAAAGATTTGGAGAAGAAGTCAGGGAAGATGAAATTAAGACTACTAAGCCTAAGCAATATGATACTAAAATCGGCTCCCGTGATTATGACCCAGTTAGATTAACTGTAAACGATGATCTTGTCATTTCACAAGGGGTTGTTCAAAACTACAGTATATACCTTTCAGAATCCCAATATGACTTAAGATCGATATTCGATATAGATAAACCTATTAATGCTGTAGTTTACCGAGAAAAAGCTGTATTCCCTATTGATGCAACAGAAGAAAGATCTTTAACGGGGTGGTTTAATGAATTGAAGCCAAAGGTTATCATACCTAAAGATCCTATTAAAGGTATCATTATGATTCCTCCTATGACTCTTCCTAAGCAAATTACATTTAACATACCGGTACAAAATCGTGACTATGAACCAGGAGATATAATCAAAATAACTCGGTACAATGGGTTTAGTTTATACGGAAAGTTTTTAAGTAAAGTTTCAACCATGAATGGTTTAACCATAACTATGGAAGTTCCGCAAGCTGTCTTAGATTTTGTAGCAAGTACTTATTCAACATGGCACTTGCAATCAGGTTATACTGCTGAGAAGTCAAGCGAAACAGTTTTACTCGACGGTTATGATGAAGCTAGTAACTCAGGTTGGAAGTTCTCTTTGTATGCTAGCAGATATTTTGTATTTAAGTCACCCGCTGAAGAACATGTGTTTGCTCTCCCAAACAATGTTATAGAGGGTTCATGGTATGCATTCTTTTTGAATGTAAGTAATTACTATAATCAAATATCTTTGGATGTCTGGATAAGAAAGTGGAACGAGACTGAAGTTACCCCACAACAAACTACAGATCTGGAGAATATATACTCAAAGGCTATAGTTGCTCCTGCAAAACCTAGAACAGCAGGAAGCGGTGATTACAATTACAGGTTACCTGCTAGCAACTTGCTGTATACTAACATAAGACTATTTAACAAAACTGAAACCGATCTAATGAAACAGATGACAATCTTAAATCAGACAATCGTACAAGATACGCATTATGCGATAATTATTGATAACGCTGTGCCGAGATTGCTGTTGCCGTGGAGCGGTAAAACTAAATAATATGCCAAGAAAAGATACACCAGAGAGAAAGCGAGAACTTGACTTAAAAGACGAGCTCGAGCGATTAATCGCAATCGACACCACCGAGGTTCAAAACGCGGTCCAAGAAGCAAGAAGCATTCTTCCCTCAAGAACTGCGTCAGGGTTCCTCGATTACCACCGTGTGAAGGAAGAATCTGACAATACATCGACTAGCATAGTCGATTCTATTGCTGAGTTTTATCTTGACCGAGATATCATATCAGAAATTCCGTATGTCAAGCAAAAGAATTCCGTGGATAAAATCACAGTTTCTAATTTGCTTTTTCAAATGAAGACGGCTGAACACGCTATCATTAAACTTCTTGAAGAAATTGACAACGGAAATACTCACCCACGAACTTTTGAAGTTCTTGCGTCATTACAAAGGTCAAAGATGGAAATTGTAAAACATCTCGCCCAATTTATGGTAATCATGGAGCAAAACTACAAAAACTTAAAAGAAGACTACCGCATAAAGAAATCGGAAGAACCTACTTCGTTATCAACCGGTGACTATTCTGTTGAGGTTGATAACGGCGGTGCACAGTTCAGAGGTGGTAAGCAACTAATGGAGATCTTAAGAGAAGCTGTACCAGAAAAGAAAGCAGAAGCAGTAATTAAAAGGGATAAAGATGTCGAAGACGGGCAAAGTTTGGAACAGTAAGAAGATTAATGAAATGGTCGGAAGAATAGATAGCGGTCTTACCGCTGACTTCTCTCCTTTCTATGATCAAAACACTGCGTATCGTGCAGCTGATGTAGTTTTTGAGTATTCACAAGAAGAGTTACAAGAATTGGCTAAGTGTGCTGCTGATGTAGTTTACTTTGGTGAAAAGTATTGTTTCTCTATGACAGATGAAGGGGTTAGGAGAATAACACTTCGTGATTACCAAAAAGACATGCTCAAAGGATTCCAGGAAAATCGTTTTTCTGTCATGCTTGCATCACGCCAGATCGGTAAGACTGTGACATCTTCAATCTTTATTGCGTGGTACCTATGTTTTCACTACGATAGGAACTGCATGGTTGTGGCTAACAAGTTAGCCACAACTAACGAAATTGTTGATAAAATTAAAGTAATCTTAAAGAACTTGCCTTTCTTTATGAAGCCAGGCATCGTAAGTGGTGGTGTAACAGGTATGAGATTTGACAACGGTAATCGTCTATTCTCACAAGCAACTACCAAAACAGCGGCTATTGGTTTTACCATTCACTTGTTATTCGCGGATGAGTTTGCTCACATTCACAGCAACTTCTTATTGCCTTTTTATCGTTCAATTTATCCAACCTTATCATCTTCCCAAATATCCAGGATGATTATATGTTCTACTCCAAATGGTATGAATCTCTTTTACGAGATATACCAAGGAGCTTTACAAGGAAAAAATGCATTTCATCACATACGCGTCGATTGGTGGCAAGTACCAGGAAGAGATGAAGAGTGGAAAAAACGAGAAATTGCCAACCTTGGTAACGAAGAATTATTTAACCAAGAATATGGAAATCAATTTCTTGCGTCATCAAGACTTCTCTTATCAAGCGCAACTCTAAACTTTATTAAAAGAATAGCAAAAAACTATAAATACGTCGAGATCGATGATCTGATAGATTACCCAGATCTAGCTGAGGTTTTAAAGTGGCACCCTGAATACGACCCGACTGACCTTAGCGTCAAAGACGATAAAATGATATTCGCTATAGACATTGGCGATGGGGTAGGTCGTGACTTCACAGTGATAAACATATTTAAGCTAGAACCTAAGTCACCTGCTATGATAAGGCAAACTCGAGACTGGGCTGATGAAACCAGCTTTTTTAGATTAAAGCAAGTTGGTATGTTTAGGTCAAACAAGTTATCCGTGGAAGAAATGGCTAAGTGTTTAGAAATACTTACGTTTAGCTTGTATAATCACGAGAACTGTAAGATTGTGATGGAGATTAATTTCAAGGGTAACTTGGTTTTCGAAAGACTATCAAGACATCGAGAATTTTATCCTGAGATTTTCTTATATACCAAGCATTCTATCGCTAATGATCAAATGAAACTTGGGGTAAAGATTCAAAAAGACAATAAAGAATCATATTCTCGAGAACTTAGAAATTTCTTACATAACAAAAGGATTGTTTTAACAGAATCCAAAACATTTGAAGAGTTGTCAGCTTTTGGTATAAATAATGCAGGACGGTACGAATCGCAAATGGGGCATGATGATGTTGCTATGACTTGCGTCAATCTTGTTACTTACTTTGACTCTATTGACTTTTATGAAATGGTAGAGGACATGTATGATAAAGTTGATGAAGCAACAAAAAAGGCTGTTGAATTGCGTATGTCAACAGAAGGAAGTGGTGAAGACGTCATGGATGTATTTCGTGTTATTAAAAACTTCGACCAGTCTTTTATCAGCGGGCAGAAATTTTCTTTTGGGGATAAGTTGAGAGGCAAAGGGCCAGGTAGAACTTATTAAAAAAATGAATAAACATAAGATATATAGAAAAAGGAATCATACAGGTTCGACAAAAAATAATAGTATAAAGAATGGCTAAAATCACTCTTGATCTTAACAGATTCAAAGCATCTGGAATATACACAATCGAGTTCGATGCTTCTGAGTTTATCGTTGTATCAACTCAGACAATCCGCTTGGTCGTTGGGTTTTCACGAATTGGCCCTTTTAACTCTCCGGTGTTTTTGCGGGATATTCGCACAGCAAGAAGAGTTTTCGGTACAATAGACTCTTCACTTGAAGCTCGTGGATCTTTCTTCCATCGTGCAATTGAAACTTCACTCGGAACAGGTCCAATCTTCGCATTAAACCTCTTACCACTAAACAATGTCCCAGTTAATGAAGGTGGAGACGCAGTAGATTATCGATCATTTGCACTTGCGGCAAATGAAAACAACGGTGACATTACTAGAGCACTCTACGCTTCTTTCTACAACAAAGAAAGATTCTTCTATCCAGACACAGATTACCTACAAGCAACTGTGGATAGCAAACCAGCTAACCGCGGTAGATTGTTTAACGTAGTAAACCTTGGTCAACAAGCGCAAAGCGTAATCATCAGAAAATCAACAAATGCTAGTCAGTACAATGTTACTGCTCAAGACTATTTTGGTGCTGATGAAATACCAACATTCGTTTACAAGTCTGACTTTATGTCTGATTATTTCGTAGACGTATTCATTGTACGCGGCGACTGGACTAACTTGCCTCTACTTGCAAAAGATCCTCTTTACAGCAAGTTCTTTGACTTACGTGGTCTACGCGCTGATCGTCTTAACTCATTCTTGTCCCTTGATGGAATTACATTAACAGGTTCATTTACAGGTTGCATTATACCTGACTTCCTTGATAACAACGGAAGTAATCAATCTATCGATGTAATCGTTAATCAACAAGTTGCTACAACTGGTTTATTCCTAAACATCAACCAAGACGTTCTAGAAGATTACGCCAATTCAACTTACAAGGTTGATATGATTGGTAATACTTTGATTAACACTACTGACGATATTCTTGACTTCTTGTCATACAACACTCCTATAAAGTCGGTTCTTTCCTTCACCGGTAAAGATGACAACCTTTTATCACAAACGACTCTACAATCATTTGGCCCTCTTACAGGATCTGTTGAACCATACATACGCTCTGTTGCTACAGGCGGTGCTGCTGGTAAATTTGGAAACGTTCTTGTATTACCTCGACCTATTCCAAGTGACATCATCTTCACACCTTCACAGTGGGACTATATTGCTTCTGTACTAAACACAAGATCTCTTGTTTTATCTAACGGTGCTTTAACAATTAACGACAGTGATACTCCTAATGACTACGTTAAAGTAAGTAACATTGTTGACACAGGAACCGACTTGTTGATTTACTTGTCAAACCCTGTTCGTCAAGATAAAGATTACTACAGCGCTCTTTACGGAACTGGTCCTGAAAGTGATTACATCGAAGAAACTGTTGCTGCAGCAGTTCCTACCTTAGCTAACACTATCGACATAAAAAGCTTTAGTAACCTTACTCCTGTTATCACAGTCGGAGATGTGATCTTGGTTGAAGCTCCTGGGTATACAAAGTACTTTGAAATTGCTTCTTACATACCATCCTTTTCTCCTGGTGTAGACCGAATCATCGTAAACACTTCATTAACAGTTGGCGGGCCTCTTTGGTTAAACAAATGGTGTGTAGCCGGTTTTGCTGCTGATGAATTCGCTGCTTACCAACAGCCTAGTGCTCTTAGAGTAACAGTTTGGGCTACAACAGAGGTAGGTGCTCAAGATTTGATTCCTAACCTGCAACAAGGTTTCGGTAATACTTTTGGTTACATTGCTGAATGTGCTTCTACTATCGCAAACGTTGAAGGTTTAGGACAAACTACTAATGCCGCAGCAGAAAATAATGTAACAATTACCGACGCATCATCTGGAACTGTTTACGGTACAGCTCATATCTACGGTACTTTTGCTACTACCGATGCTTACGATTTAGTTTTATCATCCCCTACTTATGGTGGAGTCAACATTCTTACTGCTGCTGGTCTAAACGCATTTACTGTATTAGGTGTTGCTGCTGCTGCACAAGTAATCATAACACTTCCCGGTGGTCAACAATTTACAGGATTCGCTGACCCAGCTGCTGTTGTCGGTGTTGATCCTACATTAACAGGTTCTAACATTGCAACTATTTCGTACATCGAGTCTTATCCTGGTTCAAAATTGTCTAAAAACATTAACGGAAACCTTTTAGTTGACGGAGATCGTGTTAAGTACGGTTCTGGTGCTTCACAATACAACTACTTAAACGTAGATTCTATTTGGGGTAAAAATATCAATCAGTACTCAAAAGTTGCTTACGGCTTACCAGGAACAATCGTTCGCCAGTTCGCTGATACAGCTTTACAAAACCCTACTACAAACTTTGCTACTCTTGATAACACTTACATCGATACAACAATTCAGTTACCTGCTGCTCTTGGTGAAAATGTATTTGCTGCATATTCTTCGTTGGCTAAAAACATTCAGTCGAACATTGCGATTGAAACCCCAGGACTTTACGGCGGCGGTAAGAAATTCAAACTTAGCCAAACAAATTCTGTTAATCTAGAAGTTGGAGATTTCGTTGTGAATAATGACATCGTTTCTCCTAAACTTACAAGAGTTACTTCTAAAGTTAAGAAATTAGATCCTGCTACAGGATCTCCTTATTTTGAATATACTGTAATTGAAGTACCTGGTACTACAACTACTTCGGGTATTTCTTATATTACTAAGTTTACACCGATTCAGAAATTTGCTGATCGTTTCCAATTCACTCAGTTATCTGGGTTTAAGATGACAGATTATCATATACCTGGTACTCCTGCTCAACTTGAAAAAATACTTAGTGTTCTTGAGACTACAAACATTGGTGAAACTCTTGCTTCAAGAGACGTGATTCAATTCCGTTACATCATTGACACATTCAATGGTGGTCTTGAGCCAGGAATGGGCCCAAAACAATACTTGAGTCGATTAGCTAAGAATCGTCAACAGTGTCTAGCTTTATTGAACGCCCCTTCTATGGCTGAATTCCAAGCAAGCACTGACCCGCGATTCACTGAATTACCTGACGCTGCTTCAGGAAACCCTAAACCAGTGCTTAACACCGAGTACATTTCTACAGGTGGTAACTTAAGCCTTGGTCCAAGTTATACTTGGGGTTTACCTGATGAAGAGAACGGTGCTAAATTTATTGGGGTCTTCACACCTAACGTTATCCTTAGAGAAAACGGTAAGAACATCAGTATCCCACCTGCTGCTCACGTTTCTAACAACTTCGTTGCTAAATTCGTGAACGGAACCCCTTATGCTATCGTCGCTGGTCCAAGAAGAGGTGTTATTTCTGACCCTAAATTCGTAGGACTTGAATATGACTTCTTGTTGAAGGACCGTGAATATCTCGAACCAGCAGGTCTTAACCCCATCGTAGTTGTTCGCAACGTTGGTCCAATGATCTTCGCTAACCAGACTGCTTACCAAAGAACTTTATCAGCATTCAACAACTTACATGTTCGTGACTTGCTTATTACAGTTGAAGAAGGTGTTATTGAAATCTTACAAAACTACTTGTTTGAGTTTAACGATGCTGCTACACGTCTTGAAATACGCACAATCATTGAAACATATCTTGATGTTGTAAGAAACGCTGGAGGTATTCAAGCATTCTCGGTTATTATGGACGATACCAATAACACTAACGAAATCATTGACCAAAACTTTGGTATCATTGACATCGGAATCGAGCCAACGAGAGGGCTACAGAAATTCGTTAACCGTATTACAGTTCTTAAGACTGGTGCAATCGCTTCAGGCGGATTTGCTGCAGTATAAGAAAGATATATACATTGAATAAATAAAAGAAAACTAAAATACTATGGCAGGATTACCGCACTATAGAAATTCCAAAGCCGCCATGGCTCAGTACGAGCCGGTGTACTTGGCACAGTTTGAGGTTACACTACAGCCTCCTGCTGCTGTTACAGGCTGGACTCTAGTAATGGAAAACGTTCTTAAAGTTGGTGGAGTTGATGTTAACCGTTCACCGGCAGTTGTTGAACAAAAATACAAATCAGCTAAACGTTCGTTTGCTGGTGGTATGGTAGATGCAACTACTTGCGATGTACAACTTGATTTCGAAGTCAACCTTGACGATGCAAACTCAATGTATTGCTACAAAGCACTTCGTAAATGGTGTGATCTTATCTATGATCCACTTACAGGAAGAATGGGATTGAAAAAGGACTACACTGGAGGACCGATGATCATCAACTACTTTAACAAGAATGGTGATATCTTCCGTCAGATTAAGTTCCCGATATGTTTCCCAACATCGCCTATCACTCCTATTGAAACAGATTTTGGTAGTAACGATATCTACAAAATCACCGGATTCACATTACGTTGTGATTACTGGGAAGAGACAATTCTCTAATCTTAATCAAACTACTACAAAGGGAGCTCTGGCTCCCTTTTTTTATTCACAAATTTCCCAAAAATAAGAACTTTTCTTGCCAATGGATATATAATTAAACAAAACCATTTTATATGTCAGAAGAACAAAACAACGACTTTAAAGAGCAGATTGAACGAGAAGCCAAATTACTTGCCCAGCAAGAAGAAGCTGCTGCTGCCGCTGCTGCTAAAAAAGTTGAAGTTGAAACTGTTGCAGAAGATCCCGTTCTGATTGCACAACCAACTTCACTTGGTAAAGCAGAGAAGTTCAAAATTTATGAGGAAGAAGATCCAATTGCTAATGAGCTTGGTTGGAAAACTGTTCCATTAGAAAACCTACCATCAGGGGGTATGTTTTACGAACCGGGGACACAAGTTGCTATTCGTTCTGCATCAGTTGCTGAGATACGCCACTGGTCAACGATAGACGAAAATGACTTATTAGGTGTTGATGACATGCTTAACTTTATTGTTGATAAGTGTGCTCGCATTAAAGTGCCTGGTAAACCCGGTACATACAAAGATCTAAAGGAAATTGACCGTTTCTATCTAATCTTTGCTATTCGTGACTATACATTTAAGAACGGTGAAAATAAAATGTTTGTAACTGTTACTAATGATGAAGGTCTTGAAGAAAGAGTAGAAGTAACTAAAGATGTTATTGATTACTTTAATGCAGATGAGAGATTAATGAATTACTTTGATAACAACGATCGTTGCTTTGATATTCGTATGAAAAACGGTGAAAATTTCAAAATGTATTTACCGTCTCTTGGAACAATGCTATTCATCAAGAATTACTTAAAGCAACGTCAACAAAGCGGTACAAACTTTGATAAATCTTTCGTTAAGTACGCACCTTTTCTTTTTCCGGATTGGAAAAGTGTTAATCAGAATGTGTATGATAAAGCTGTGCAAGAATCGTATACATGGTCATTGCAAAAGATCTCCGTTATGGATAAATTAGTTGACATGCTAGCATCTTCGGTTAAACCGCAAGTTCGCTATCGTTCAATGAGTGGGACGGAGGCCACTGCTCCGCTTAACTTTCAGTCAGGAGTCAAGTCTATTTTCCTTATTTCAGATATCTTTGGAGAATTGGTTTGAGGTTGAGTTCCTCATGCTTAAAATTCTTCGTCTTCAACCGTCTGAGCTTGATCGCTTCGAATTTTGGAGAGCAGAAATGCTGATGGACAACCTTAAGAATTGGAACGAAAGGGAAAATGAATCCAGAAAGCAACAGGAAAAAGAACAGCAATCCACTAGCGGCATGGATGATGCTAGACGCGGAGCTGCTGATATGATGAGAAACGCTAACCAAGGTTTACCTTCATGGGCGCAATCATCAAGCTTTAACCCCGGAAGCTTTAAAATGCCAAGTATGCCGAGTATGCCGAGTATGCCGAGTATGCCGAAGTTTTTCTAAAAATATAGACTTTCGCCTAAGACCCGAGACCGTTGTGTCTCGGGTCTTTTGATATATACAAAAATCACAATAGACAAACCCATAGATGGCGAATGCAGATGCACAGTATATAGGTCAACAACTCAATAAGCTTTTAGGCCCAGGTGCACCTATCAACGCGATTCTTGAAAAAATTGAAAAGAATACAGGTGGCAAAGGTGGCAAGGATGACAAGGGTGATGACAAAGGCAAGGAAGAAAAAAAGGGAGAAAAAATCGATGCGGGTGATATTGCTTCATCAGCAAAAGCCTTGGCAGAACTTATTAAAGCACTTTCCGAGGCAGAATCTATAGATAAGAGTTTAGGGTCTAATGTTGCAATCGTTATCAACGATATCGTAACTGCATTAGATGAAGCCACCAAGGAAATGGATACTGAGAAGATGCAAGCAACAGCTGATCTTATGAACGCTATCCTTGGTAACGCAGGCACGTTTATGAAAGACATGGCTGCGATGTCTGTCTTGACACCTTTATCTATGGCGGGTGCTGCTGGTTTTGGGGCAACAGTTGCGATGACTCTGCGTATTTTATCAGGGGTTCTTATGAACGCCACAATAAACATGGCCGCTGTTGTAGAACTTATGGGCGTAGCCGGAGGGGCAGCGCTATTCGGTCTTGCTATGGCTGCGTGGTTATTTTTAGCACCAATGGCTGCTTTAGGCGCATTGGTATTCTCTGTTGTAGTATTTGCCATGTTATCACTATTTAGTTTGCTAGCTGCGTCTGCGGTCACTAATGTAGCTGCAGTAGCAGAGCTTGTAGGTATAGGTGGCAGTGCTATTATGTTTGCATTGGGAATGACTATCATATCGCTACTCATGGTCCCTTTTGCGAAAGGTGCATTGGTTTTTGCAATCGTTGTTGCTGCCATGCTTCTTATATTTGGATTGGTTGCAATGGCAGTGCCTCAGCTTGCAATAGCCACTGCTGGTATTGCTGCAATAGCTGGTACTGCGTTCCGTTTAACTTTAACATTCATTCTGATAGGATTTTTTGCTAAACAGTTTGCTATAGGTGCCTTGGTATTTGCTTTAACAGTAGGAGCTATGCTCCTTATATTTGGAGCAGTAGCCAAGCTATTTCCCGCAGTGCTCACTGCCGCTGAAGCAATCAGCATAATTGCAGGTGTTGCATTTAGGTTAGGTTTAACATTCGTACTTATAGGTTTATTTGCTAAAACGTTCGCTATCGGTGCGCTTACCTTCATATTAGCGATGGGGGTTCTTTTACTCGTGATGGGAGCAACCGCCGCTTTATTCCCTGAAATAACGCTGGCAGCAACTGCTATTAACAGTATGACTAAACCTATCCTGAGTCTCACTGTTGCATTACTTATCGCAGGGCTATTTCCGATGAAAGTTCTTTTGGGCGGTGTAGTAATTTCGGTAGCAATAGCTCTTCTTTCCGGTGCTTTTGCGCTTGCGGGACAGGTTGCGGTCTGGATTGACTTTGGTGCTCAAGCGGTTCAAAAGATGGTAAACCCTACCATGCTAATTGGCGCTGCTGCTCTGGTTGCTGGTTTCTTCGCACCGCAGATAATTTTGGGAGCTGGTGCGCTTGCCATTAGTATTGTACTATTAGGTGGTGCATTTGCTCTTGCGGGTATTCCTGTTATTGCTGCAGCGATACATTTAGGGTCTTTTACTCTTGGCAAGGCAAGTTTCCCTTTAATGATATTTTCTGCCGTTCTTGCTATCTATTCTTTCCTCGACGCGCCGAGAGTAATCGCTGGCGCAGCAGCACTTGCTGGATCCATCATACTGCTAGCCGGCGCATTCGCGATATTTGGTATACCTCTTTTAGCTGCCCTTGTTATTATTGGATCCATTGCTCTCGAAACGGCAGCTATACCTTTAATGGTATTTGCTGGCGTGGTTGCAGTAATTGGTTCGTTACCTGGAATAAACATGGATAACATACATGCTCTCGCTGACTCTATTTCTGTATTAGGTCTTTCGGTAGCTTCTTTGGGCTTTCCTTTGATAGCTCTTTTTGTGATTCTTGGTGGTACGTCTTTGGTTTTTGCATCAGCGGGGATAATTGCTTTAACAGGAGCAGTCGCGGTATTTAATCAAGTCAAGTATGATAAGAAAACTGGTCAGCTGATGGGAGATATGATAACTTCATTGGCTTACGCAATACTTGAAGGCTTTGCTATCATGGGCAATCCTATTTCAGCATATCTTATTATGTACGGTTCTATAGCAATGGCAACCGCAAGCTATGCAATAACAACATTAGCGGAGGCTGTTGCTAAGATTGCCAATCTTGAAGTTACCTCAATGGTGGTAGCTAATCCTGGAACAGATAAAGCTCAACTTGTTTTAGGAGAAACTCGTAAACTCAAGAAAAGCGACTTTAAAGACGCTGCCAATAACATCAAGTTAATGATTACTACATTAACAGGCCCTTTAATGGAGTTTGGTATGGCTGCTTCAGTTGGTAGTAGTTGGTTTACAAAAGGCATTATGCAGAAGGGTCTTGAGATGATGCCTATTATGGCGGACTCTATTGCTACGCTTGCTGAAGGTGTAGCTAAGATGGCTAACCTGGAAGTAATGACCAACGTTGTAATCAACCCTGGGACAGATAAAGCTAAACTTGTGATGGGCGAAGTTAGAAAACTTGATAAGTCTGACTTTAAAGAAGCTAGTAAAAACATCAAGTTAATTCTCACCAGCTTAACAGACCCTCTAATGGAATTTGGTAAAGCTGTTGACGAAGGCAGTGGTTGGTTTACAGCAGGTTACATTGAATCCGGTCTTGAAATGATGCCTAAACTTAGCGACTCTATGGTAGTTCTTGCTGAGGGTGTAGCTAAGATGGCTAACCTGGAAGTAATGACTAACGTTGTAATTAACCCGGGCACTAAGGACGCTAAACTTGTCATGGGTGATGTTAGAAAACTCGATAAGTCTGACTTTTCAGCAGCTGCCAAAAACATAAATGCTATTCTTAGCGCAATCACTTCGCCCCTTATGGAATTCGGTAAAGCTGTTGACGAAGGAAGTAGTTGGTTTAGCGATGGCTACATTGAAATGGGTTTAGATATGTTTGGCAAGCTTTCGAGTAGTATGGTTACTCTTGCTAAAGGTGTTCAGCAGATGGCTAGTCTTGAAGTCATTGAAAACGAAGTGATTAACAAGGGCACTAAGGACGCAATGATCGTACCTGGAAAAGTCATTAAATTAAATGAAGGGCACTTTACAGCTTCTGCTACAAACATAGGTGCTATACTTAGTAACATTACATCGCCTCTTATGGACTTCGGAAAAGCTCTTGATGAAGGAAGCGGTTGGTTTAGTGACGGGTACATTGCTACTGGAGTTGAATACTTTGGCATTTTAACAGAATCTTTAACAACGCTTGCTACCGGTATTCAGGGGATGGCTAATCTTGAAGTCACTCAAAACAAAGTGATTAACAAGGGTACTAAGGAGGCAATGATCGTGCCTGATAAAGTGACAAAGCTCCAGGAAAGCGATTTCAAAGCTGCTGCTACTAACATAGGCACCCTTCTCTCTACGCTAACAGCACCACTTACTAATTTTGGTATTCAGCTTGAGGGTGGAACAGGCGGAGGCGGATTCTTTTCCTTTTTTGCAGATGCAATAAGTCCTAATTACATGCAGATCGGTCTTGAAGGCTTAGGCACTCTATCTGGCTCATTAACAGGCCTTGCTGAAGGGATGGCCAAGATGGCCAACATGGAGTTCATAACCCAAGAAATAGTTAATAAAGGGACACCTGACGCTAAACTCGTCCCCGGCAAAGTAATGAAAGTTACGCCGCAAATGATGGAACAAGCTGCATTAAGCGTAGGAGCGCTTCTTGCTGGTATGACTTCTCCGCTAACTGACTTTGGTATTGCACTTGAAGGCGGGACGGGAGGCGGCGGAGGGTTGCTTGACTTCTTTGCTGACCTAGTCAGCAAAGACTACATGAGAATAGGTCTTGAAGGAATCGGCACTTTATCTGGGTCTTTGGGAAGTCTTGCAGAAGGAATGGCCAAGATGGCCAACATGGAATTCATTGAACAAACGATTGTAGGTAGAGGGACACCTGACGCTAAGGTAGTACCCGGCAAAATCAGACAGGTTACGGAGGGCATGATGACCCAGGCTGGTAAGAACGTGGGTGCTCTTATCGTGTCATTGACAGAACCACTTACTAACTTTGGTAAGCAACTTGAAGGCGGTACAGGCGGATCAGGTAGCTGGTGGGACTTCTGGTCAGATTGGGTTAGTCCTGACTATATGAGAATTGGTCTTGAAGGTCTTGGAACTCTATCGGAATCTTTGGGAGGTCTTGCTGAAGGTATAGTAAAAATGGCTAACTTGGAAGTCGTTGTAAATAAAGTGATTGATGACGGAAAAGGCGGAACCAAGATAGTTCCAGATTACGTAAGAAAACTATCTTGGGTCGACTTTGCTAATGCTGGATCAAATGTAGGAACTATACTTTCTTGGATAGCCACACCTCTTACAGACTTTGGTAAAGCTATGGAAGAAGGCAGCAGTTGGTTCTCTGGCGGGTATGTTGAAAAAGGACTTGAAGGTTTAGGTCTCCTTAGTGAATCTTTGGGTGGTCTTGCTGAAGGTGTTATCAAAATGGCACAAATGCAAGTGATTACTCAAAAGGTAATTAACCCAGGAACTCCCAAAGCAAAGGTTGTTCCTGACCAAGTAATAACTCTTAACGAAGGGCACTTTGAGCTGGCAGCAGCGGGTATTGGAAAAATCTTAGACGGTTTAGCTGGCCCTCTTGGCGATTTTGGTAGAGCATACGCAGGAGGCGGTAGTTTCTTTGGTATAGTCTTTGGCGATGTTAAGTCAGGTATTGAAGCGATGGGTGAAGTAGCTGAACCAATTGGCGTACTAGCTGACGCAATCATCAAGATGGGAAGCGGGCAATTTGTTCAACAAGAGGTTGTTAAAGATAAGAAAGGAAATCCTAAATTGGTGCCAGGAAAGGTTATTAATTTCACTGACATGGTTGCTGACGCTAAAGTTAACTTGTATGATATCTTAACATTTTTTCCAGGCGCATTATCAGAAGCTGGTCATTTGGCACACGCAAACTATGAAGGACTAACCCACATGATGTGGCATCTTGATAATACGATAAACCCAACATTTGAATTGTTGATTGAAACTACTGAATTGTATTCTGAAGCTACCGCTGTGATTATGAAAGTTCGTGCAAAATATCCTGAAGTATATGGACTAGAATTTGCTGGAAATTCTCCTTTCATATGGCCAGTTAAACGTTACATATCCGGTGCTGAACTTATTTCAAAAAGTGTAGGTGTGTTGAAAGACGCCTTGTGGAATTTCCACACTTATATCAATCCTGGTTTACAAGAAAACGTTACGGCATCATTGCTTTATTACAGAGCAACTGATATATTTCAAAAGGCCAAGGACAAAAACATCCCGATGGATCAACTAATACTTTCCTTCGATGTAAGTATGTCAATACTTGGCAGGACTATGAAAAGAGACATGAACATACCTGCGCTGCAAAACCTATGGCACTTTACCAATCAGATGCAAAGACTTTCTAACATGGTCACACCATTTGAAAGATTCACAAAGGCGTTTACACAATTTGCTAAAGACATGGGTACATTCAGTCACAACTTCATGGTAATGACACCTGATGGTATAAATGCTTACAAAATTTGGACTGACGCTGTAGTTACAGTCGCAAACACCGACTTTAGTCTTATTGAATCCAAAATACAAGCTATGCGTGATATTGCTGCTAGCATCTATAAGGCGGGCGATCCGGAGATTCCTGGAGCGGATTTGACGCAAACCCTGGGAGAGAAATTAGGGGCTATAGGCAACACTGCACAAAACGTTGTATCTTCCCCGACCCCAGGTTCAATTGTCGGAGGCGGAGGCGGAGGCGGAGGCGGAGGCGGCGACGCCACCGCGATTGCACAAGCCGTTAAATCAGCGCTTTCTAACTTAACTGTACAAAAGTTAACCGTGAGTGAAATGTATACATCTGACAGAAGATTAAAAGATAACATTAAACTTATAGGCGTTTCTCCGTCAGGCATTAACATATATGAATTTACATATGTATGGGATAGCAACACAAGATTCATAGGTGTCATGGCTCAGG